ATAGCAAGCCATATAATCTAAAGCTCTTGCTAAGTTTTCTCCATAATGCTTATCCTTATAATATCTTACATTAAAATCATCCATAAATTCCTTGAACTTTTCATCCATTTCATAGAATTCTTCATACAGTCCTATATATCCATTTATAAACCATTTACTAGTTGGATGAATAGCATTGGCTTCATTTGATAAAGAATCTTTTAACCAAATACAAGAAATATATGAAGGGAATCTTTCTAATGGATCTCCAGTGTAGATAGATTTTATAATATTTCTATTATATATTTGACCGAATAAATCTGGAGTATAAGTACCATTCTGATCAAATGCTACTATATTATCAAGAGTTATCTTATATCTCTTATCTATATTCAAATCATAAAGAATAAATCTTCTCCCTGTAGATAATTGATTTTTAATAACTTCATATCTTGTAGTTCTTGGATCTTCATATTCATCTACGAATTTGTAGATCATAATCAATATTGTTTGATCTTTCTTAAAAGTAGCATCCTTATCAAACAATATAAGTTTATTACTTTCTACAATATAATCTCTAGGAAGTAATTGTTTTTGATCTACATAAATTGTGAAATTGGTAAGATCATAATTCATATCATTAGGAAGTATAATAGAAGGAGTATCTTCTTCTATTACTATTTTATTTTGAATAGGCTTGATATGAATTTTACCATACTGAGAAGATTTAAGAACTTTTACAAAATAGATAAGTGCAATCTCTCCATTATTTACTACATCTTTAGGATTTACCAAGATGATAGAATTTGATTTAGGATCTGTATAATAATGATCAGGAGGTATAAACTTATCTCCTATAAAGAAGGAAGCCACAATCTGATAATTATCAGAGATATCTATATTTTTAGATATTGGAATAGATATAGTTCCATCTTGTTTTGATACGAATTTAAATAAGGTAGTAGATATAAATTCATCATTAGCTTGGTTTACATCAAAGGTTAAAATATCCATAGAAAATAGATTATTGTAAATACCATCGATATTATTATAATCTAAGAATTCTATAAGATCATCACCTATAATCTTATATGAATCAGGATCTACTGGTACTCCATTATTATATAAAATTATTGTATCATCAGGAGAAAGATAACTGTGATCCCACGAGCGGAAGTACATTTGAACCGTAGTATCATCTACAATTCTTTTTTCTTCAAATTGACCATATCTCCAGCTATGCTTTAATACGTTAGAATCAGATAAAGTACTTTCTTTAAAGTTCAATGGTAGATTTTGTTCATAGATACCATTGGTTATTAGATTACAGTTTAAAGGAGATTCTTTATCTATATAATAAAAGTAAATTGCATTTTGACCAGAATCGAATTTACCATGGATATTAAATTTGTATATAGGAATATTATCAGGTCTTTCTCCTATTAGTTCTTCATAGATGATTGGGAAAGGCAATCTTACAAATTCTACTTTAGTTACCTTTCCTTTGATATTAGGATCTCTATTTTGAATAATGAGGGTATAATATTCATCAGATTTAATAATTTGAATTTTAGATAGAGGGATAAATTCTCCATTTACAAATAGCATAAACCCATCTATTTTTTTATCTAACAAAAGATGGTATGCCAACCCTTCATTGAACTCAGAATTTTTAAATCCTAATTCATTTTCATGAACATTATTTATTTTTATTACAGTATAATTTCTATATTTAGAAACCCGTTCTATATCTCTATTTATAAAATATTCTCTATCTTCAAACCAAGTAATTCTTACCCTTTGAGGGAGGTATCCTCGTTGAGCTTCGTTTAAAAGATAAGCCGTAGATTCCATTTTATTATCAATTAGATCTTGAGTTTCTTCTTCTAATTGATTATTATTTACAATATTAGATTCGTCTAATCTGTAATAGTTTTCTATAGTATCTTCTGTCCCTATATACAGAGTAGGAGGAATAAAAGAATCCCTATATAAACAACTGTCAATAATTGTAATGTCATCTAATGATCCTCCATTAAACGTTGAAACATTACCAAGATTATCTTCGCCATATCCAATATATAATTCATCCCCAAAGTTGATATCTTTGGTTATATTATTGGAAGTCACATTACAACCATCTATAAATATTCTAAAGATGTTTTCATCTTTAGTAATTGTAAAATAATGCCATTTATTATTGAAAGTAAAATCACATACAGAAGAATAGAATTTTTCTGTTTCAGATAATCTTACTACAAAATATTCTGCATTTTCTATATATACATAACTTTCAAACTTATCGTTATTCTTGAAAGAGAATAACGGGATTTTTGTATCTTTATCTATATTTTTCTTATCTATTTTATATTTACAATATAAGGTAAAATCGTTGTTTCCATTAATATGTGATTTAATCTTACTGGTATCTTTTAATATTAATCCAGCAGATCTATCATATCCTTTAAAATAAGCACAAGTAGATCCGTGGATAATGGATGAAGTATCTTCAAAAGATACTCCACCCATATTTATTATATCAGTATTATTACAACCAGTTTTATCGAAATGGAGGTTCAATAAATATTTTGACATAATACATCCCCTCTAAAGTTTATGCTATTGTTCCTAAGGTAGAAATAACGTCTTTTGTATATTCTACCATATCTTTTCCACAAATCTTTTCAATAGTCTTCTGATTATTCAAATATCCACCAACGTATGCATCTGTAATCATAGCAGAGAAAGCGGGGAAGTATTCCATACCAAATACAGTTCCAGGGCCATATTGCATCATCCATTTTTCTACTACTAAATCAAGAGTTACTGTCTTATCATTAAGATGAAGAGTATCTCTCATCGAATTTACAAATACTTTGATATTATCATACGGATCAATAAAATCTTTAGCCGAATGCTTTCTACCTTTAGCAGATTTTTCGATCAAGATATCAAGAATATTAGCTTCATTAGGAGATACATTACCAATCCTAATTGCATATTCACGGCAACGCTTATCATCGTCATATTGAACAATGCCTTTTAAGAAGTACATTGCTGCAAGATACATTAACTTATTCTTATTGGATTCCTGAATAGAAATCTTTGCAAGGTAATCAATAATATGAGTAAATGACTTAGCAAAGCAAGTTGCCAAAAGAAGAAGCAAGTTTGTTCTTCTTAAGAAAATATCAAACTTCTTATGATAAATCATAGAAACCCCAGCATTGATAAGGTAAGAAGTAAGAGCTAAGCTATTGATATCATAATCAATTCCATTAGATAATTTCACGATGCAAGTAGAGGTATCAATAAATGCTTTTACCTTTCCTCTATCTTTACCTTTCATTTCTTTAGCACAGAATACTTTGAAAGATCTAGGAAGAGGAGCATCACAATCTAAAAGAACAGTATTTGTAGATTTGAGAATACGAATCAAAGGTTCTTCAATTCGTTGATGTTTTAAAGTTCCAATTACGTTTGTATTAAATTCATCTGTATTTTTATCTATAATAGGATCATTCATGAGAGCATCCAATAATATCTTCTGATATTTAGGATATTGTTTGTAAAAATACGAGTCGGAATAAGACTTTAAGTCCTTGTTATCCATGTTAAATAAATCCTCCTATTAAATAATCTAAGTAGTTATTTTAATGTCCCCTTTAGAATTATATGATGGTTTAAACAATTTATTAAGCATATATAAGGGGAGAGAGATAAATGGACTTACAAGATATATTAGATCTTCATTTAGAGATAACCTCTAATGATAGATATACATATAATGGTAAAAATGTACCTAGAGTAACAGAAGTTATCTCTAAAATGATCAATGAAGAAAAGATAATCAACTGGGCTAACTGTCTTGGATTTAGAAAGAAAAGATATAGAGATGCTTTAGAAGAAGCAGCTAATTTTGGTACTAGAGTTCATACTGGTATAGAATATTATTTAAAAGGAGAAAAACTTCCTTTAGACATCCCTAAAACTCCTATGAATTCTTTTAAAGAATGGTGGAAATCTATAAACAATGGAAATACCATAACCATTTTAGGACAAGAACAAAAACTAACCTGTGAGTGGTATGGAGGAACATATGACTGTTTATTAGATATAAATGGTCGTATTTTTCTTGTAGATTTTAAAACTTCTAACCATGTAACCTATAAATATTATCTTCAACTAGCTGCCTATTCAAAAGTCCTAAGAGAAGAAAAGAATATAAATATAGATGGAGTAATCATACTCCAAATAGATAAATATAAACTAAAATATAGAGAATACGTGTTAGACTTTAATATACCTGAGCATAAATCATATTTTGATTTATGTGAAAGAACTTTCTTAAGTTTGTTGTACAGTTACTATCATATCTCTTATTTGGAGGAAAACTTTGGTGTTCTCGATGAAAAAATCAAGTCTAATAAATAGCTATAAAAAAGAAGAGTTATATTCTTTAATAAATAATTTTGTCAAGGTTATAAACTCTCATAAGAAAATTCAAGAATCAGAATCTTCTAATTTTATAAAAAGAAAATTTTATAATTGGTATTATGGTAAATTTAAATTAGGATTGTTGTTTTTAAAGATAACTAGAAGGAATAATAAGATATATAACACTATATCAAAGAACCCTACTAACCTCATGTATTATATAACTCAATATTGTGTATGGTTTTTATGGTTTTGTGAACTATTTGAAGTTCAAAAAGATGAAGTTATTCATAATATATTTGGAGATAAGGTCAATATAGATTTTAGATATGGTATAAAAGGGAATTCTGATAAAATTACAGATATAATCATTCTTAGTAATAATTGTAGGTTTTTCAATCTAGATGATGAAAGATATACAAAAATAAAAGTTCATTTAGACACAGGTGGAAGAGATTCTTATATAGAAGAAATAAAATATAAATGCTATGATGCTTTATATACTTCTACAGCTCCTGTAGATTCTTATACTCATCTTAAAATAGATAATAAGGGATTTATCATAAATCCTAATTATCAGTACAGTAAAGAGTTAGCTAAGAATGAATATAAAAGTTTTACAGAGATAGCTATGAATATAATAGAGATCTTTATATCTCTATATAATATTTGTATTAGTAGCAATATCATAATAGATGATGATAGTATGGCATAAAAGCCATACTATCTAACTCTAACTATTTTTATAGTAGTATACTATAAAAATGAGAGGTGAAAAAATGAAACAAGTAATCGAATTTACCAATTTAAAAGAAACATTTGTTGAAGCTCATATAGCAGATCTTCATTTTGGTACTATAGAACCCGCAACTGAATATAAAATATTAAATGAACAGTTCTTAAATTATCTTGAAAAAATGAATGTATTGGATATCGTATCTATTAATGGTGATATCTTTGATCATAAATTTATGGCAAATTCAGATGCTGTAATATATGCAATATCTTTTGTACAACGTCTTATAAACATTTGTAAAGCAAAAGATGCTACTTTAATTCTTATAAGTGGTACAGCTTCTCATGATGCTGATCAATTAAAAATATTTGTTCCTTTTATAAACCAAGGATGTGATCTTAGAATAGTAAACCAAGTCCAATTCTTATTTATAAAAGGAAAGAAAATATTGTGTATTCCAGAAATGTATAATATGGGAGAAGCATACTATAATACTTTTTTGGTTCATTCTGGATTATATGATGCCTGCTATATGCATGGAACTTTTAAAGGATCTATTTATGGAAAAGATAAAAGAGATCTCAATTCAAATAGAGAGCCTGTATTTGATATAGAAGACTTTGGTAATTGTAAAGGACCTATTATATCTGGTCATGTTCATATAAGAGGAACATTTAAAGAGGATTTCCATTATAGTGGATCTCCTCTTAGATATAAATTTGGTGAAGAGGAAGAAAAAGGTTTTTTTATTCTTATTCATAATATAAAAGAAAGAAAATATCTACTACATTTTGAACCTATAACTTCATTTAGATATGATACAATCAATCTTGATTATATGATAGATCAAGATCCTAAAACCATTATCGATTATTTGAGAAAGTTATCTAGTGAGAGGATTGATTATCTTAGAATTATAATTACTAAAAACAATCCTAGAACAGTAGAACTTCTCAAGAATTTCTATCGAAATAAAAATAATGTAAAGATAGAAACAGACTTTGAACAACAACGTATCAAACAAGAACTAAATACTATCAATAAAGATTATATGAAATATAATTATCTTTTTGATAAAAATCTTTCTCCTGAACAGAAATTAATCCAGTATATAAATCAAGAAGAAGGAAATGATTTCTGGACTGTAGATAAGTTCATAAACTTTATGTCTTATATTGAAAATCTCTAAGGCAGAAACATATAAATACAATATTATATATGGGGAGTCTACAATGTCTGATTATTCTAATAGGAGAGTATCTTACAAATCTAATAGAAGACAAACTAAGATAAATTCTGTGGGTTTGCAGGAACCCATGCTTAATATGTTTTGTAGATATGCACTATCTACAAATGATCATATTCATACACATGCTATTACGTCTTTAAATAGACTCATGTCTTCTTTTACAAATGATGATTTTGATAATAATCAAAACATGATCATCAAGTTTAACTTTTTAAAAGAAATCTTAAAAAATAGAATGCAGGGATTGAGAAATAGAGATATGGTTCTTGCAAATATAGATATGGTAATGGATATATCGACTTTAAAAAATGATAATACCATTACAACAGAAATGTCTAATGATGAAGTATATAATATAGAACAAACTGTTTCTATGATGCTAAATAATATTCTTATGGAAGTAAAAGCCAAAGAATTAGATGAAGTATTACAAGATTATTTAGCAGCTGATTTTAGAGGGAAGAATACAACCTTTGGATCTCTTAAAGAAAGTTTAAATAATTTACAAGCTGAAATAAGAAGAAATGAAATAAACAAAGATTCAGCAGATACATTGTTTAGATTATCAGAGATGGAACAAACTATTCCTGATATTCATAAATATGTAACAAGTCCTTCATATAAACTTGTTACTGGAATGCAGGGATTAAACTCTATGCTTGGTGGAGGATTTCAAAAAGAAAGAGTCTATTCATTCTTTGGTGCATCTGGGTCTGGTAAAACAACAACACTGGAAAATATAATGTATCAGTTATGGAAATATAATAAAGATTTTATGGTACAAGATAAGTCTAAGAAACCTTGTATTGTGTTATTAACTATGGAAAATCTTGTGGTAGAAACTGTATCATCTCTTTTCCATATTATGACCAAAGGTAAATCTTTAGATTCTTGTGCAACTCCTGAAGATGCAATCCAACAATTCAAAGAACATTGTTTTGAATTTGATCCTGATAATAAGAATTCTATAGAATTGTTTATAAAATACAAACCTGTAAATTCTGTAGATACTGGGTATATGTATAAGATTGTAGAAGATCTTGAAGATGAGGGATTTGAAACTATAGCATTCTTACAAGATTATATGATGCGTATTAAACCTAGTATAGTAACGAAAGATGTATATCAGGATTTAGGTACTGTTGTAAATGATTTTAAAACATTTGCAATGACCAAAAAGATCCCTGTAATAACAGCTTCTCAGTTAAATAGAGAAGCTATGAAGATTATCGATGAAGGAAGAAATGCAAATAAATTAGATTCTATTAAGAAGCTTGGAAGATCTAATATTGGCGAATCTATTAGAATAGATACAAACTTAGATGCTACCTTTATTATTGTTCCTGAATTCGATAGGGAAGGAAATAAGTATCTTGGTATTAAGATGACAAAACATAGATACAAACTTCCTTCTAATTTTAAATTAGATTCGTTATTCCAACCTTTCTATCCAAAATCTGTAGCTTTGGTTGAAGATATATATGAGATAAAACCTGCATATAAAGAATCTTTAATTTGTACAGATATAGAAGAGGTTACTTCTAAATTTGGAACTACAGAGCATATATCTATGAACAACCCTGCAAAAAGATTAGAAGCATTAAATTATGCTGTACCTGTAGGAGTTGTAGATAATAATGTTCCTAATAAGGTTTCTATAAAGAAAGATATAACTAAAAATTATATAACTCCTCCTATAGAAAATAGGATTGAGAAAACTAAGATAGAAGATACTAAAGAAATAGAACTAAAGCCTATGATTGATTTCGATGATGGTAATTCGTTCTTTAATAAGAAGAAAGTTAAAGAAGTAATTTTTATAACTCCTATAACAAAAGAATAAAATGTAGTATGGGAGCAATCCCATACTACGAATTCTAATTTTATTTTGTAGAGTCTATAATAGATCTAGGAGTGTATGATTTAGTAATAAACTTTTCTATAGGTTTGATAAGTTTATCTCTAGAATGATTTTTGTTGTAAGTACTTATAGCCATTGATTCTCTGCTATATATGATTGATAAAATTTGAGACAATGCTTTTTTAGGAAGTAATAACAATTTCCCTTTACTAATAGTAAATTCATGAACATTGCAGAGGTTATTCATTTTAAGAATAACGTAATATAATTTGGTAGTGCCATATATTTTATAAGAAAGCATCTTTGGATTGAACTTATATGTTTCTATATCTTTAGGAGAAAATTCAATTTCTAATGCTTCTTCCATTATTTCTTCCATATAATCATCTAGTATATTTTTGATGATCATCTCATATCCATCTCTAGTTTCTATATAAGAAATAGAAGGATAACTAGCATTATCACTTATAGAATTTCCGATATTAATGAATTCTTGTATAGTGTGTGACTCAGTGGTAATCATTGCTGCATTATTATAATAAATAGCCAAGTAGATTCACCTCCTATAATTCAATACCAACTATTTGTGGTTTTGTGATATCTCCACTAATAAAAGTTACAATAAATCTAGTTCCCACTGGTATATATTTTTTGGGATAATCCCTGGTTACTTCCCTAGGAAGTGCTAATTTTACTACAGCCGTTCTTTGAACTTCACCAAATTGAATATTTTCTGTTTCTTTATTCATAAGATTAGGAATAGAAGGTGTATTTCTATACACTGCTCTATTATTTGCTTGCATAGCACCTGTTAATTGTAATTTGAATAACTGTTCTCCTGGATGAAATTTATTTACATAATCATCCATAAGTATAGCAATCTCTGTATTTGAATTCACATTGTGTGTACTCATAATATCCACCTTTGAATATAATTATTAATAAATTGTCCAAGAAGGAGAGATTTTATCATGGCAAAAAGAAAACCCAAAACTTTAGGAGATATTACATCTTTAACAGATTTTAAGGCAGTTACTTGTACAAACCCTGAACTATCAGAAAGATTTATAAATGATGTATTAAAAATTACAGGGTTGGAAGAAGATGATGAAGGCTATATTGTAGATGCTGAAGATGATCCGTTCAATCCTGAATATATTGTAGTTAGAAATAAATACTTACGTCATACTAATAGAGGTATTCTTCATAAGAAAGATATGATTTTTGATCCTTATAATAATCCTATCATAATGGAAGAACTTTTAAAACAATATATGGAGAATTTCCATCCTGAAGTTGTATCAGCTCAGATCTTGGCTGCTAAAGAAAATACAGCTGTTAAATTAAATACCTATGGGTATATGACCCTCTTATATAGTAATGGAGCTAAGATAAAGACAGATATGCACTATAAAGATTCTACTAAGTACTTAGATGCTTTTATGAGATTAGAATCTATGATGAATAATTCTGTAAGAGAAATATTAGCACCTTATGATGAATATGAAAAAGAATATTTTACCAATTTAGAGGAATAATTATGAATACAAATATAGAATTAACTGATGAGCAACAAGAGTTAATCAAGTCTGCTGTACATTGGTATAAGCATGAATCTGAATTAATATTCCAATATAGTGCTCCTGCTGGAGCTGGTAAATCTACTGTAATGCATTGTATTATTGATAAATTAGGTTTAAGAGCAGACCAAGTAGCTCCTATGGCTTATGTTGGATCTGCTGCTATTGTAATGAGATTAAATGGGTTTTACAATGCATCTACTATTCATTCTTGGTTATATAAATTAGAGATTAAGAAAACTAAAAATAGTGTATTAGATAAGGAAATAGTAGAAAAGAAGTTTGTATTCTCTCCTTTAGATACAAAGCAGTTTAAGCTTATCTGTATAGATGAAGCATCTACTGTTCCTCTTAGTATGAGAAAAGAAATGGAAACCAATGGAATTAAAATACTGGCATGTGGAGATTTAAATCAGCTTCCTCCTGTTGTTGATAAACCTGGTTTCTTATATTCTGGAAAAGTATTTCGTCTTACAAAAATAATGAGACAAGCTAAATACTCAGCTATTGTAGAAATATCTAATATGCTGATAAAAGGTATTCGTCCTCAAGTAGGAAACTATGGCGATGTAACGGTAATAGATAAGAGCACACTAAATGATGAGATGATAAAGTCTTATAAAAACATTATTTGTGGAACCAATAAAAGCAGAGATAGGTTTAATAGCTATATTAGGGAGAATATAATAGGAGTAGATAGTCCTCTTCCTGTTGTAGGAGAGAAAGTAATTTGTAGGCAAAATGATTGGAATATAGATGTAGATGGAATAAATTTAGCTAATGGGTTAGCTGGTACAGTTATGAATTATCCTTCTATTACAGGATATGCTCAAAAAAGTTTTAAAATGGACTTTGTTCCTGATCTATTTCCAAATATCATGTTTGAAAAACTAAATTGTGATTTTAGATACTTTATTTCAGATTATCAAACTAGAAAAAGAATGAAATCTATGCTTGGTAACTTTAGTAGATTACAGAAATTTGAATTTGGATATGCTATAACTACACATATTTCCCAAGGATCACAGTATTTTACTGGAATCTATGTGGAAGAGCATTTGCATAAAGATATTCAAAGGAATTTAAATTATACAGGGATTACTAGATTTAGAAATTCTTGTATCTATGTTTTACCTGTTCAAAAGTTATATATTCCTATATTAAAATCTGTTGTCTCTATAGATGGTAAATCTGTCATTTAAATATATACTATTACTATGAAAGTATTTAATTTAACCATATAGGGAGGAATTAGAAAATGGCAATTTTTAAGGAAGTAAAAAATGTAGTTGATTTGTTTGACCCTGCAACAAAAGAAGCGGTTGAAATTGATAATAAACCGTATCTGTTATTGTTTGCTCTTATTGGGGAAGGAACTATGGAAGGGGAATGGTTAGCACTTAGAGGTAGAAAAACAACGTTTGAATATCTTAAGAGTGCTTGCTTAAGCTATGATTGCTTGAATAGCTATGTTCTTACTGGTGGTATCACTCTTGGTAAAGAAGTTTCCTTATATTCTTTCATGAGAGTTATGGTAGAAAGATATTATCAAGATGAACAAGAAATATTAGACACCATTACTGATCACGTATTAGATACATTGAACAATAATGCAGACGATGAAAACAAGTTCTTTGAAGAAAAAGATCTTGATCTTATTTACTTTAAAGAAATAAACTCCCCGACTAAATAGTATACGTAAAATTCTACTATATAATATTATGAAAGGCGGTGATATAATGAGAGAAATAAAAAGCTTTAAAGGAAATAAACGTTCAGATAAAAGTTTCTTTCTGGAAAAGATGTATAATTCTAGAAATGAGATTATAACTCCTGATATTATCAATAGAAATCTCAAATTCTTATATAGAGATATAGCTAGAGGTAATGTATCAGATCCTAAGTTTGAAGAAGCCCTTAGAGGAGATAAGAAGATCCTAGAATTGGCTATAGATAATTTAGGGTTTGAATTGGGAAAGTTAAATGTAATTCTTACTGCTATTAAAATAGCAGACACTAAGCTATATACTGAGGTTATGAATAATAGTTTAGTTATAGAAACATTCAATGACGTGAATGTGAAGTTTAATATGTACTCTATTATGTACAATAGCATCATTAATTTTATGAGTACAGGAGATTTTAACCATATACGAGGAGTAGGTATTACCTTTGGTAATAATTCTTATAGAAAGTATAGAGCTGTATTCAACTAAATGAGTTATAAGAAATATGGTTTTGGAAAAAGCCATAAAGTAAAAGCAAAACTTTCTATTCATTCTATTAATAGAATCAAGAAACGTCTAGGAATAAAAAATAAATATAAATGCAAGGAGTTTATCAACTCTGCTACCACCAAAGGTATTCTCCTTGCAGATATTCCTAGAATACCAAGATATAAACAATTCTCGTCGTATATGTATAGTATAGTAAAGAATACTAAGAATAAGTGCCAATTTAATTCAGTATATCTATATAAGAACGCTTTTATAATCGTTGCTATGGATGGTACTGTAATAACATGTATAAACGTACATGATCGTTTTAAAGATATTTTTTTTGATATAGTAGAATTTCTTAAAAATGAGAAAACCTCACTATAAGATATCATCTAGATTACATTTGAGTAATTTAGAACTTAAATCTTTTTTATAAAAGTGAGGTATATAAATGGAAACAGCTGATGTTGTAAAACTTAGAACTCTGTGTGAAAAGGCAAAACAAACTGTACGCCATGCAGATGGAAGTATTGATCAGATTACATTCCCTACTCATGTAGTATGCGATAATAGTTTGAATGTTCTTGATTATCATAAGGGAAATGTAATTTGGAATGATGCAGATGGATATTTTGTATATTTTACAAATATTTCTGCTAGTTCTATTATTAACTCTCCTAGCTCTGGTATGTCCTTTGGATCTGAAGTAATGGTTCCTGGTGTTATGATTTGTGTAGACTATGGAGAAATTCAGAATATCCGTTGTGAAATTAGTAAAGAAGCATTTATGGAAGTAGCTCAAGCTTTGAATATGACACAAGATCAAATCGATTATAACTTCGTTCAGATCTTTGATAGAGCTAATCAAAACGTTGCTATTCAACGTAAGAGAATGTATGCTTATTCTAATCAAGCTCATAAGAACAGTGCTGATGGTAAGCGTAACTTTACTGAAGAAGAAGAATATAATAAGACAGTTCATCCGGTTTCATATTAATAAAATATTATCATATGAACTAATTTATAATCATATTTAGTTGCCATCGTAATGTGTTTAAACATTTTTACGATTATAAACTATAATAATGATGCATGTAGATATACCTCGAAAGGGGTATATCTATTTTAGTATCAAACTTTTCTTTTATGCATAAAAGGAGGAAACACAATGAACAACAATTTTGGAACTCCGTATGGTGGCACCTTTAATGGTACAACATATGGAAACACAGCTCCGACTCAACCGACAATGACTCAGTTATTGACTCCGGAAGAAATCGGAAAGATTCGTAAGAGCCCTCAGGCTTTTAATGTCAAACTGACAGAAGATGAATATCTTCGTTCTTTGTGCACTCACAAAGATGAAAAAGGTAACATCTGCGTTGAAAAATTAGGCGATGGTCGTTTCCATTGTCCGATTTGTAACGCAACGTTCAATCTTATCGATCTTAACACAAATAAAGAAACGATCGATAATATTGCATTGAATATGGAAGACTTATTCCAGTCTATTAAGACATATCTTCCTAATCCGACAAAAGATATGCGTAATATCTATATGATGATTGCATATTTCCATAAAGTTGGTATGTTATGGGATATTGCTAGAGGTGCATTTAATAAGATTACTGATAATAATATTATCCGTAATGATGCTAATACAAATGCATTTAGCATGCTTAATAACATCTTGTCCACGCCTGGTATGTTTGGTGGTTATTTCAATCAAGCTACTGGTAATCCTGCATTTGGTGTGCAAGCTCCTCAGCAGCCTCAGCAACCTGCATATGGTTATGGTTATGGCTACGGAATGGGTGTACCCAACGGTGCTCAAGCTCCGTTCAATGGTGCTCCCACGGCTCAGCAGGTTCCGAATCCCGCAGCAAATCCGATTGGGACTGTAGAACAACCTCAGGTTCCCAATCCTAATGTAGATGCAATGCAGACTCCTGCAGAATCTACCTATAGCATCAACCCTAACATCGCTGTTCCTGAAACAGAAGAAAAATAAGTTAGGTTAATTTGATTTATAATAGATAATGATAGTGACTCTTTGTGCATAAGATTAAAAAAAATTTTGATTTCGTTATTAACAAAAACTTTTCTATGCTTTATCTATCTTGCAGCTATATGCACTTAGGGTTGCTATTATTGTTTATATATTAAGAATACCCAATTTCACTATTTCAAATTTTAGTAAACTCTGCCTAATAATAGTAGTGGTCTTTTCCACTACTATTATTTTTTCTTCTCCTCAAAAAAAGTGATATAATTATATACAATAGATATGATAGTATATTCTATCTAACACACTTTATTTTTAGAATTGGAGGAGAAAAGATTATGTTTGGAAACAAGAAAGCAACACAAAAAGAAGTAGTAGAGAAGGTAAACATTGGGTTTACCAGCAATGGAAAGATTGCAGTCGATACGAACTTATTGATCAAAAATGATAAGTTCAGAGAAGTAGTAAAGAATATTTTTGATATTCCTTGCTTCTTGATTAAGAAGTATGGAAATTTTATTGAGTTCCCGATCAATAATGATAGTGGATTCTCTAAGAATGTAGTCTCATATATTAGAGTATATGATGACAAGATTATGTATATTTCCTATAAGGAAAATAGAGTAGAAGAGCAAGAGAAGATTAAGATTGAAAGAGTTGTAATTGATGAGTTTGTTTATGACTTTGTAGGTTTAGATCATAATAAGTATAGTAAAAATATTGAATTTGAGTTAGTTTCGATTATTCTTCCGTATGCAAAGATTGCATATTTTGTAGAAGAGCTTATTGAAAATAAGATTATTTCTAGAGATGGAGTAATTGGTCCTATCTTTAGAAAACATGCAGTAGCAGTAAAATAATAAAAAGATTGGAGCTGTACTAAATGGCACAACAGGATAAACGCAATTTCAATGAAATTAAGAAAGAAAATCAAGAAAAACAGCAAGCTGTTGAAGCATATGTGAAAGAAGTAGTTAATAAGAATGAAGAAGAAAAGAAAGAAGAAACAGTCAGCAATAAAGACGTTGTTATCTTATCTTTTGAAGATACATATGTCTTGAATGCATTGAACGTAGTTTCCAAATCTATTGATTGGGAATTTGAGAGCGGTGTAGTCTCTCATGCTATTTATCTGAAATGCAAGTATAATTCTATTTTGTCTGATATGGCAAAATTTGGGATGAGTAAAGAAGAGTTCGATTCTCGAATTCAAGATATTGCTGATTTCGCAGAAAATGAAGTAAATAAGATTGTTAAGTCTACCAATTCTTTAGTATAAGAATTGGTAGATTTTGTTTCAAGAAGTAAAAGGAGAATTAAGAGTAACACAGAACATATAGGAGATGATTTTAAATGAAAAAGAAAGCATTAGTAGCAGCAATTTTATTATCCACAACAACAGCAGTAGCATCTGCAGCTCCTTCTGTTGTAACTAATTATCTTGGTGTTTTTGTTGGAGAAGCATATAATAATACTATTCGTCCTAACACCCAATCTGTTTTATTAGTTGGTGATAACCAAACTGTGGACGGTAAAAACGTTATCATGAATGGTATTGGAAACACTGCAACTTCTGATAACTCTATCACTTCTGGTGAAGGAAATAATAATGCTGGTATTAGAACAGTAGTTGGTGGTAATAATAATACAGTAGATGCAATGAATGGTGCTGTATTCGGTGATACCAATGTAAGCCATGGTAAATCTGCACTTGTGGCTGGTGCTCAAAATACTGTTGATCAAGATTCTAATAACTCCCTTGTTGCTGGTTTGTACAATAGAACCAGTGGAGAAAGTAATCTTGTAGTAGGTGTTGGTAATACAACTACAGGATATGCAGCAAGTGCTCTTGGTATGAACAATAAAGCATCTGGAGATTACTCTATTGCAACTGGTAGATCTACAACAGCCAGTGGATCTTCTTCTGTAGCTTTTGGTTATCAATCTATTGCTGAAGGTAAGAACTCCATTGCTGGTGGTATTGATAACTATGCAAAAGGAGAAAACTCTGTAGCTTTTGGTAATACAAGTAAAGCATATGGTGCTAATTCTTTAGCAATTGGTGGTGAACAGAACCTTTCGAATGGTGAAAATTCTATTACGATGGGCACAAATAATACAGCTGATGCTAAATCTGCCATTGCTATGGGTGCTAGAAACTTAGCATCTGGTAGATATTCCTTTGCATTTGGTAATACAAATACAGTAACTGGCAAGAATTCTGTTGCTGGTGGTTTCCAAACATTAAACAATGGTACTAATTCCTTTGCTTGGGGTTCTAACAACAATCAATTTAGTGATAATAGCATCATGATGGGTGACAACAATGCTACACAATTTAATACAAAGAATAATATTATCTTTGGTTATGGTAGTTCTATTGCTGGTTCTAACGGTATTGTACTCGGTACAACTTCTAAAGCGACTGCAGATAATGCTGTTGCAGTTGGTACATCGTCTAGTGCAATGGGAGAAAATTCATTTGCAGTAAATGGTGGGGTAGCTTATAAGAAAGATAGCATTGCTATTGGCAGTGGATCTGTAGCTAATGGTGATAAAGGTATTGCTATTGGTAGCCATGCTGTTACAAATGTAGATGGTGTTGCTATTGGTTCTTACTCTGATGCATCCAGAAATGGTTCTGAAAATGGAACTTATACTGGATTGGATTTGAGTGGTGCTACTCATAGTGCAAATGATTCCACTTGGAATGCAGTTCATGGCAATGTATCTATTGGTACAGACGGTCATACTCGTCAGATCACTGGATTGGCTGCTGGTACAAAAGATACAGATGCAGTAAACGTTGCACAGCTTAAAGCAGTAAATGAAAACATCACAAATATCAATAATGGTTTTGATGGAAGAATTACAAAGCTTTCTAAAGATACAAATCGTGGTATTGCTAGTGCAATTGCTATTGCTGGTTTGCATCCCCTTGATTACAATCCTGAACACAAGTTTGATATTGCTGCAAGCTATGGTCATTATCAAAATGCCAATGCTGTAGCTCTTGGAGGATTCTATCGTCCTAATGAAGACGTAATGGTATCCTTTGGTGTAGGGTTTGGTAATGGAAACAATGCTTATAATATTGGAGCAAGCTATAAGATTGGGTCCAAAGGAGAAATCTTTAATAAACAAAATAAGGCTTCCTTAGTAGTAGATCTTAAAGAAGCTAAAGATCAGATTAAAGTATTGCAAGAAGAAAATGCAAAACTTAAAGCAGTTATTAAAGAAAAACTTGGTGTCGATCTTGATGCAATGAAATAATGTAATAGAATGATAGAGAAGGGTTAATTCCCTTCTCTATTATTTTTTTTTAAATCCCTTTGAGTTTATATATTATAAATATGAAACTACAATAAAAATAACTATGTATTAGTATAATTTTTGAAAGGGGATATGTTTTTAAATGAAGCCTCCTAAGTTAAATCACGCACTAACTAAAGAGCAAGAAAAGCAAATTAGGAACTATGGTGGGGATAATATAAAGACCATTAAATTATTCGTCGATTCGGTACGAAAAAATCCTGGTCAATATTTATCATCTATTGGAAATGAAGGTATGATAAATTGCATTCGAGAAATTTTTCAGAATGCAACGGATGAATTGAATAGAAAAGTATCTCCTTGTGATGAGGTATGGATTGAATTTTTTGAAGGAAGTTTTAGGACCATTGTAATGGATAATGGTCGAGGAATTGATCCTGGAGATATGGTTCGTGTATTTACAAGAGAACACACATCCACAAACTTTGATAAGAAAGAAGGAGAATATCCTTCTGGTCTACATGGTGTTGGTTCTAAATGTGTTAATGCTGTATCTTCTAGATTTACAGTTACTGCATATCGTCTTGGAGTAGGATATAAAATAGAGTTTTCTGAAGGTAAACCTTTAGCAAAATATGGTGTTAAAGATAAGAAAACTGGGGATATTGTCTATGTTCCCGAGAGGTTGCCGGATAGAGCTGGAGCTCAAGGAACTGTAGTTGATTTTGAGCCTGATTTTGATATCTTAAAAGAAATTACAATCACAAACGAAGATGTGTATAGATTAGTATCTAATTTGGTTCCTTTGTTTAAACCTGGTGCTAAGATAAACTATCTTTGTCATAAATTAGATGGAACTGAGTTTAAAGATACCCTTATCAATGAAGATGGAGTTCTTACTTATCTTATTAGAAAGACAGATAAACCGTTGATCAAACCTATTATATTTGGTTTTGATAATGGTAAGATGAAAGTAGATGCAGCTCTTACTTATGTAGCAAATGTAAATGCAGGGGCAGATGTAACCACATATACAAATATGTCTCCTGTAAATACTCAGTTATCTACTCCTTCAAAAGGATTCTTTAGAGGAGTAACAGATTTCTTTAAGACCTATATGAATAAGATCTTCTTAGCTAATAGTAAAAGGAAGATAGAAGCTACAAACTCTGATATTCTTACAGGATTAGTAGGGGCAGTAGCATCTGCACATATGAATGTAATGTTTGATGGGCAAGCTAAGAATGTATGTAAAAATGGAGATCTTGAACCTTTTGTAAAAGATGTAACTCTTAAAGCATTACAGGATTGGTCCAAAAAGAATCCTGAAGATTTGCAAAAGATTTGTAACTTCTTTAAAGATGTAGCAACCGCTAGATCTAAAGCAGAAAAAGAAAAGACGAATGTAATTAAGAAGTATAAAGGAGACACCATCACTGGTATTCCTGAAGGATTTATTAAAGCAGAAAATAAGGATCATCTTGAATTGTTTATAGTGGAAGGGTTATCAGCTGCTTCTCCTTGTCAAACTTCAAGAGATACTAAATATCAAGCTATCTTCCCTATTAGAGGTAAGATGTCTAATGCTTTCTCTAAATCTAGAGAAGCTTTTTTAAAGAATGAAGAAGTCCAAGCTATATTATCTATCCTTAATTGTGGATATGGTAAAAACTTTGATATCTCTAAATGTAAGTATGATAAGATCATTATCCTATCAGATGCTGACTATGATGGATTCCATATCAGATCTTTGGTACTTAAATTCTTATTAGTATATTGCAGACCCCTCATAGAGGAAGGAAGAGTATATGCAGTATTATCTCCGTTGTATCACGTAAATAAAGGGACTAAAAAATGGAGATACTTTATTGATAAGGATGATTTCACTAGATATGTAAGAGATGAGTTTTGTAAAGAAAATAAGATTGCTCATCTTCCTTCAAAGAAAGAGTTTACAAAACATGAGATCTCTTCTTTGATTATCAATAATAACAATTATGATTTCTATATGGATAGAATCTCTAGCAATTATATGATTGATCCTATCTTGTTAGAAGATTTGCTTCTTCTTAGAAATGAGGCATATAAGAACTTTAATAAGTTCAAAGATACAATCTCTAAGAAATATAAGTATCTTAAATGCGAAAAGAAGAATAACTCTATTCTTATCAATGGACTAGTAAACGGTATCCATGGAGATAGAGAACACACTATTATATTTAATGATCAATTATTGAATGCTTGTACTCCTTTACTTCCTTACTTAGATAAATCTGAAAAGAGATATTTGTTAAATGGTAAGAAGATTGGATTGTATCAAATCATTAGTACTTTTAGAAATTCCGAACCTAAGAATATTGAACGTGCAAAAGGGTTAGGTTCTCTTAATGATCTTGAAATCGGTGAATCTACTTTAAGTCCTGAAAATAGAAAGCTTCTTAGATATACAACTCAGGATATTAGTAATGAAATTGAAGAGATTCGAAGAGTCAATGATGATAAGTTTAAACTGATTGAAAATGTCGATATTTCACAATATGAATTCTAACTAATGCTTAATTACCCAGTAGGAATATATCCTACTGGGTATCTTATTTTTATTTCAAAAGGAGATTAAAACAATGGAAAAGATGAGCAGTAAATTTGGAAAAGGAATTGGAAATTCTGATTGCATGTTGAAAATGGTTCGAGATATTCAAAATCAGTATAAGACTGATGAAAGAATGTTTACAATTGAAGGGGAAAAGGAATTAAAGATAAGAAATAGCGACAACAAAGGATCAAAAGCAATAATTCACTATGCTGATAAAGAAGATCTTGAAATACTAACTAAAGAAGATATAAGTGGGGATGCACTAAATATTGATATACTTCATCATAGTGATTTAGATGGAGATACTTCTGCAGCTTTGATATTAAATTCTTTTAGACAGCATAGAAATATAGTGTCTAGATCAGTAGCAATAAACTATGTAGGAGCTTCGATAATCGATATCTTCATATCCAAAAGAAATGAAAATCTTAAGGGTAGAAGAATAGTATTTGTTTTAGATATAACTCTAAAGAATGAAGATTTTGAAAAGTTGCTTAATGCTTATGATAAAGTAGTTTGGATAGATCATCATGAAACATCTCTTTATCAAAGATCTATTTCTTTAGCAGCTAATCATAAAGGAAAGTTTACTTATTTTATTTATTCTGAAAACTCTGCATGCTGGTATACACATGCTTTGCTTTATTCTTCATTTATAAAATTAGCTGAAGAATTTGAACATGATGCAAGAATATCTATCTCTAGAGATAACCTTAAAGAGTCTTCTAAAGTATCTGGGTTGATTAGTATTTATGACACTAAAAAAGATAAAAAGTATCCTGAGGAGTATACTAAGTCATTATATCTTCAACAACTCTATTCAGATTCTGGAATGATGCAGGATACATCTGATATTTTTACTGAATTGCTTACTGATGAAGATAAAGAAAAAGCACTTAATAAGTATTTGGAATATGGTAAAAGATTATATACAATTTATATGGAGAAGTTGAATGTTCTTAATACTGTAGATTATACTGAAGAGTTTAGCATCTTAGATCTAAAATTTAAAGTAATCTATGGAAGAGGAAATTCAACAAGATTTGATATTCAAAAAGGAGAAGAAAAGAATGTAGTAAATATGATTATTCATATCAATAAGGATAAGGTAAATCTTAACAATCTTGATGGGATTTTGATAGCTAGTATCTATACTGATGATGAGTATTTAAAGGCAAATGTTCCTATGTCTTATATCACCAATAAGTATTTTAATGGAGGAGGTCATGCTGGAGCAGCAGGATTTAATATGTCTGTAAAGGAATTCTTAAATATCTTTGATTTGAATGATAAGTCTAAAGGATATAGCGATGAATTATTAGAAGTTAAAAATAATAATTTTAAAGATATAAGAAAAATACTGAATAATGCGGTAGAGCCTAAATTAGGTGTATTTTTAAATGATGAATTTACTAAAGACTTTAAATCCCCTAATAGAATTATGCATCTTGTAGCATTGGTTTTAGGTGGATGTGTATATTATGAATATCTTATAAAAAGTAAAAAGAGATAAAAAGACAGGAAGGCCCCTAGAGCCTCACGAAGCTCTAGGGGAGGGAATTGACACAAACCACGTTAATATCTATTATTTCGTTTAGGAGGGTCACACTCAATGAAAAATGTGTACAATGAAACAGAAAGAGAAAGGAAGAGTAAAGTGAAATAAAGTTGTAATGAATTAGATTACTTACCGACTAGCAAACTAATTCATTACTTTATGTAGTTTAAATTTAGGGCATATGAGCCATTTGGAGGAATTAAAATGGGAGTAAAGGAAGACGCAAAGGAATTGATATGTGCGGTTAAGAATATCCTCTCTGAAGAGGTATTTTACGATACCGAAGAGAGAATAAACGCCCTTAAAGATAAAACTGTGAATAAGTTTTTAAGCTATATTCCTGATACTATTTCTACTGAAAAACCTAAACGACTTATAAGATCATTAACTCATGTACAAGAACCTCAAAGAAAGATAGTTGTTGAGTTTTATAGAAAAGAAGATTGGTACAAGAATAATTTTAATAATTAAAGGAAATAGGACAAAAGTATAAGAAAAAGGGGGACACTCTCCCCCTTATATTTTTTATAAGATACAGGAGGAATTAGATTATGCCCAGTTATATTGAAAATAATATGTCCCCTATTTCTAATCAACTTTTTATTTGGTATGCTAAAAGAGAAGATGGAAGTATTGTTTATGAATATGATGATGAACAAAACGGATACAGTTATGATAAAGAAATAGAATCCAAAAAGGATTCTATTGAAGAATTTGGTCTTATTGGTAATGGATCTAAGATATTCTTTAATACAAAAGATGGTATAATTACTATTGGGGATAGAGAAATTAAGATCTATGTAGAAAGTGGAGAAGATGGAGATGTATATCTCCCCATTACAGAAAATAAAGAAGATGGAGTAAATTATAAAAACGTTATCCAATACAAACAAGGAACTGTAGATGTTGTAATGGATAATAATATGAAAGATGTCCCTATGAGAACTATTGGCCATTATATTGGATATGATATTAAGACTAAAGAATTCAATGCTCAGGTAATTTTAAATGTACCTATTGGTGGAACTCTAAATATTAAAGTAACTATCACTCTTAAGAACACTGATTTCTCTGGTAAATATTGTATTCAATATGGTGATTATGAAGAACAAGAAGAAACTCTTCTTGAATGTGGAACTTCTAAAGTATTTGAAACTAAATTATATTAAAATAAAACCCAGAGGAATTATTCCTCTGGGTGGTTTTCTTTTTTATTTTCCAGTAGATCCAATACCGCCATTGCGAGTGCTATCAGTGTGTATTTCATCGTTAAATATAAATGCCTGTTGAATAACCCCTTGTGCAATCTTATCACCTATTTCTATTTCTAATTCTTTTTCAACAGATACTGATAAGATTATATGACCATAATTATCATTATTTGCATAATAATCTGAATCAATAATCCCTACTGTATTGTTCAGTCGCATTCCATACTTAAAACCATATGATGATCTAGGATACATAGCTAAGAATTTATAAGGATCTGTTACAACATTATTAGGTCCTTTAAAATTAGTTAGATTGCAGCATATGAAAGTAGGTATTTGATACATCTTGTCTTTTTTAAGAGTTATCTTTACAGGAGAAAAGAAGTCATATCCAACAGAATTGGTTGTGGATCTTTTAGGGATTAAAGAGTCTTTTACCCCAGGTTTGAACATAGTTCCACCATTCATATTTAGATATGGTATTATTTTTTTAAAATTTTTCCTATTTTCATTTACGTAGAGCATATAAGGTACTAACGGTATAATCTCAAACATAGACACTCGGCCTCCTATATATTGTATTATGTAAGAGTTAAAAAAATAGTAAATAATTATATATTATAAATATGAAAAGTTCAATTGAACTTGAATAACTTTGTTTTTGGGAAGGAGATTAGTAGTTATGAGTAACAAGTTGTATTGTAAGAAAGGGTTTTTTAGGTTTAGAAAGGACAATGGAAAGGAATTTATTGTAGACAAAAGAAAGATGGAAGCTATTTGCATTGATCCTAACTATCTTAGTTACTTTGCAAGAAGCATTATCGATAGTCTTTCTATGGAAGAACTTAATGAAGTTGCTAATCTTAAAAGTTATAAAGAATTCATGCAACGGAATAAAGTCTATGGATTCTTTGATGACTTCATAGTTATTGGATTTAATTTTATTAATTTAGGAACTATTTGTGAAGGGGATATAATTGTTCAAAATAGAACTCTTCAAAAGGAATACAATGTTCCTATAAAATGGGCATTTGTTTCTATGAATTTGGATGTAAATCATGTTGAAATGATCAGTTTTCCTGATGAAAAAGCAGAGCATCCTTATTCTATATTATATTATGATAAGAGAAACATTGGTGGTTTAAAAAGAACTCTTTTTAATGAGTACTATAGACAGCTGCCTTGTAATTATAACTCTAATTTTATAGATACTCCTGATATTGATAATAGATCTACTTATCATAAATATGATAATGATAAAAAGGTTAAAACAGGAGTAAAGAATGATCTTCTTGGGAAGATAGAGGTTGCTTATGGTGATAAAACAAAAAATAACAATGAAATTGTTAATAAAGAGAAGATAGAAAAAGAAGTTGAAAAAGTAGAAGAGATTTTTAACAATCTTGAATCTGGTAATACAAGAAAACCTAGAGATAAGAATTTCTTTGGGATGTATGTAAGAAAAGATGATACATATGTTTGCACGAATCTGGATACAGATAGAAAATGTATTGTCGGTGGAGATCTTTATGAAAAGATCATTGTAAGACTTTATGAACACATAGGAGTTAATTGCGAAAGAGCAAGATATGATAAATCTGATTTTGAAATCATTGATGTAGATGATTATTGTTATCGCAGATTCATTGTTCATAATTTAAAAACAGATGAATATATAAGGATACCCGTAATAGAAAAGACGATAGAAGAAATTGGTAAGGGAAGATGTGTTCATGTGCGGTTTGAAAATCTTACTTATAATTCTAAAAGAGCAAATACATCTTATGCATGTGAAATAAATACAACTGCTCATGGTGCAGATAAAAGAACTTGGTTCTGCAGTCGAACTGTATCAGAAGGGGGATTCGTTAAATATAGATATCTAAATAAACTAATAGTTTAAGAAGTGGGGATTAATTTCCCCACTTCATTTTTTATTTAAGGAGATGAAATAATGGAAAACAATATTACTCTTATAGATGAGGGATCTGTTTCAAAATATTGTAAAAACTCAAATGCATTTTGGTATGCTAAATTATATAAAAGAGAAGATTATAGAATTGAAAGTCATGCTTATATATTTGATAGTGATTCGGTAATGAATTTACTGTGTGATTTAAATCAAGACTATTTTTCTTTAAACAAATCTGATGTTAATATAATTGAGTATGATAATAAAACCAATAGAATGATGGTAGGTGTAAAGATTAAAGATGATTATAAAATAGAATTCTTTTCTTATCGTAGGATTAATAAGCCGCACAAAATAACTTTATTAAATTGGAATAATGATTATAATGAAGAAAGAGATGAATATGTTGGATGGGGATATAGTATAATGTATGCTTCCATTACTGGAAATATCTATGATACTATATTAAAATGGTGGTTTGAAAGGAAGAAAATGATCTATGATGGTATGAGTAAAAAGGATTTTAGGTTAATCAGAGTACATAGATCTGCTGGTAATTATATGATTTTTCATAATTATATTCGTGATGTTTACCTCAGAATCAAAGTATTAAAGGCTGATGAAAAGACTCCAGAAGAATCTAAAATACAAATAAGATTTATATTAAAAGATGAATTTCCTATAAGATATAAAAAAGATCGTGTACCGTATTTTATCGATGCTGATAAAATAAAAGAATTAGCAATTCTAACAGAAGTGGCTGATGATGCATTGAATCCTAAAGGAGTTCTTGGTGTTGCAGATGGGATAATAGAAGTCCGACCTGCTAAATATGACGGTCCTTATAGTTATTATGAAGAAGGCTGTGGTTTTTATAAAGGGATCGATAGACATAATCCTACATTTATTGCTGTTTGTAAAAGTATAGAAAGTTCTGATAATACAGATCAAAAATAAATTAGGGGGTGGGAATGTGACTAAAAACACATTTAGCAATTTTTATTATAATACGACTTATGATCTATATCATTATTCTCAAATATGTGGTAATAATACAAAAGAATATAGCTTCAATGCTAGTGTTATAATGGATAGCTTATATAATATAGACTCCAAATATGCGTATTCAAATAGAGAAGATGTTAAAATAATAAGCTATAATGTAGAAGACAATATCATTACAGTCAGTGTTTGTTTAGATGGTGAAAAGAAAATAGAAAGTTTTAAGTATGATTATGATAGAGAGTATATCATAAGAATTAAAAAATGGGATTATACTTATGATAGTGAAAAAGATGAATATATCGGTTTTGAATGCCAGGACTGCAGCTTCTATGCTATCAGCGGAAAGATTTATGATGAAATTATAAAATGGTGGTATGATACAACCAATAGATCTTATGAAGGGATGAATAAAAATGATTTTAGTATAATAAGGTTTACTAAAACTAATAATGGATACATCTTTTTCCATAATAGAAAGCAGGATACTTATTTTAAAATTAGAATATTTAGAGCTGATGAAACAGAAACTGGATTATACGTTAAACAACTTACAAAATCTTGGTGTAGTAAGAAATTAAAAGAACCTTACTTTATCAGTATTAATAAATTTAAGAAATATATAAAGGCTGTAGAAAGCATTAAAGAAGTATATCCTGATAATAATGTTGTAATAATTGAGAATATCATTTTTGAAGTTTATCTTGATAAAAAGGAGAAAATACCTTTTGTATATGATAAGACAGGTACTGTACACTGCACTTGTCTTAAACCTATGCTTAGTCGTGTAAAAAGTAAAAAAGATTAAAAGGATATGGATTTATTCCATATCCTAGATTTTAATTTGGAAAGGAAGTAGTTTAATATGGCAACAGAATTTGTAGATCTTGAAAAATATAAAATAAGTCGTTATGATGAAGAAAAGAATAAATATTTTTATTATCAAGATGATTTTAAATGGCATTTCTCTATTAATGGAGAAATATATGATGAATTAATTAAATGGTATTATGATAAGATGAATTGGTCTTATGAAGGAATGTCTCCTAAAGATTTCTTAATAATTAGAGTAAATAGAATAAACAATGGTCATATAATTATTTATGATAATAAAAATGATAGATATATAAGATTCAAAATTTATAGAATTAAAGAAGAATGTTTAACTAAAGATACACCGAAAATAAATATTAAAAGATTATTTCTTAAAAATCATCTAAGCAGAACTAATTACTTTATCGATGTGGAGAAAACCAAGAAATATGTTAAATTTGATAAAGAAGATAGAGTTGTTAGTAGTATAACAGAAGTAAAACTATACAACTCAAGTAAATATACTATATTTAGTGTTAAAAAATAATTGTTTTAAAGGAAAGGAAGATGGAAATGTTAGATTTTATAAAGCGTCTATTTAATAAAAAGAAAAAGACTACAGATAACTTATTTTTACGCATTAAAAATAATAGTCCTATATGTAGGTTCATTGTTGAAATATCTGTTGATAGAGACAGTGAAAATTATAAAAATTTAAAAAGTTTATTAGGTGCAGACAATACGGTTAATTTATTTAATTTAGCAACAGATATAATATGTCCTGATTACATAATAAAATCTGAAGATATTATTTCAAATATATTAAGTTATCCTGTATCCTCAGATAAAAATGAAGAATTAATAAAATTTAAAGAGAATGTTAAAAAATATAAAGAGTTTGAAGAGCTTTTAAACTCTTCTGATGAGATCCTTGTTAGATTTGGATTTAAATATTTTGTCCAACCCCCATATCCACTTGGAGGTGATTATATAGATAAGAATCATATATACTATGATTTGATTATTAATAATAAAGAAAATAAAATAAATAAAATTTCTAAGGAGCTTATTTGTCTTAGATTTGAAAAAACAACTATGACTATGCTACATGAAGTTGGTTCTTATACAAAACAATTTAAAACTTATGACGAATTTTATGATGATATAATAAAAGTCATTAAGATAAAACAATTTGTGTAGAGAAGAGAGGGTGGTACTAGAAAATGTTTATATTAGATTGGATTTTAGAATATCTTATTAGTAAAATTTTATATAGTTACAAACCTGTATGCTGTGTTATTGTAAATATTGTTATGGATACAAAGAATATAGTTTGTGAAGAAGAGGAAAATAATATTAAAGAAGATTTAATTAATTTTAATGGTAAACTGTACCATTATTGTATTTACTTAGTTCGTCCGGAAAAAATAGTAAGAAATCCTAAAATAATAGATAATATTTTAAATCTTAAAGAAAATGATAAGGAATTAAAAAGATTTAGAGAAAATTTTTATTTATATGAGAAGTATTCTAAATATATACAATATATACGTGTCATTTTTTCTTATGAGTATAAAAATAGTATTTGTGCTTTTATTAGAAGAGACCTTGATATAGTTCTTCCTAACATGAATTCATTAGCTACAGATAAAGATATTGAGTTAGAATATTCTATTGTAAAACGTTACAATGATATTTATGCTAAGGAGTACCGTTCAGAAGATATTACTATAGGGTCTTTTAAAGATTTTGATAGATTAGTAGTTTATAATAGTATTCTAAGAAGATTAAAGAAAGATTCAATATTAAAATAAGAAAGGATGTGAAAATCGAATGGAAGATTGGGTGTATTTTAGTTTCTATGATAAGAAAAAACTAAACGAATATGATTGCACTACTTATAGAATTCTTTCTAAGGCATTTTATAATCTATTGAAGGAAAATAAAAAAGATTACTTAAAACTGTTTTCTAGTAGACCTGAGCAAATAATGAATTATCTAAATAAAATAGATAAAGTTAAAAAGGAAAGTAGTGCTGATCTCAGTAAATTCCTCTATTCTTTAATGGATTGTAGTGATCTTGATGATAAGGAGTACTTCTACACTGTTTGTATACATTATTTTATTAAAAAGAAATATTCAACTACAGAATCTGGTAATTTGATAATAGTTACTAAAGATAAAAATGATAAAGGAAATAAACTTTCATATTTTAATATGTCATCACCATATAAAAGATATAGAAGGGGATTTGAATTTACTAAGAAAATCGACTCTATAACAAATTCTATTTGTATGAATAAGACGTTATGTAAATTTAATCTTAATAAAGAAATGGGTGATATACTAGAGATAAAAAATGGGGTTATTAGATTAGATTATGATATTTGTATGCATAGCATCCCTTCTGGAATATTGTATGATTGTACTTCATACAAAACAACTATAACCCTTTCTGATATAATAGATCGTAAAAGCATTGTAAATATATTAAATCACAAAGATGAAGAGTTAGTTGATTTTATAAAAACTATTCAAAGAGATTGTGGAGAGGATGATATTAATCTTAAATTTAAAATTAACCTTGATTATTATGGAATAAATGGCACACATGTTATGATTCAATTCATAATATCTAATGTGAATATGAATAACACTTTTGAGAATTATGAATATACTATGAGTGTATTTAAAGAAAATAAATCCGAAGGGGTACATGGATACAGCAAGTGTTTAATGAACAATAAAAAAATTAGTTATAAACAATTCATTGAGGAATTGCTTGATATTATGAATGCTTGATTTTCTAAGGGAGGCTGTGTTATAATGAAGGAGATAAAGTTTTTATTTACGTTTTATAAGCATAATCAATTCAATATTAAGATTGATATTTTTATGAGCTCTAAAGAGTTCATAGATTATTTTAGTTATCCTGGTGCTGATTTTAAAGAAATATTACTTTCTGGTAATTTAGAATTGCTGAGAAAATATTTATGTGACAATTGTAGTTCTACTAGATCTGTTTGGCATAGTTCAGATTCTCTTAATAATATAGGAGAATTTTTATTCCGAATGGAAAAAGAAGGATATGACTCTGCTTGCTTAATTCAGATTCCTATCTTAAGAGAAAAAGGAGAAGATTCTGAAGGAATTTTATATAATATCTATATGGATGGAGGAGATGGAAATAACTTCTCATTTGATATAACAGATGGACGTCCTTTAGGTTGTGCAGTATATGGAACACGACTTTATCCTAGAGAAGGAACAACAAAGAAAATTTATCCTAAAGAAAGAATAACAAAGAAAAAATTAATAAGCATGATTTCTAAATTATTTCTTAATGGAAAAAATATCTTAGAAAGTAAAGATAATTTTGGGTATAGAACGTTATCGATAGATGTGAAAATAAATAAAAATTATGCTAGCTGTATATTAACAGATTATAAACAGATCTATCATTCTAGAACTATAATGGATTTATTAGAAACTGGATCTGCTAGTGATGGTAGATCTAGATGTATAAAAAATGTTTCCAATGCATATGATAATAATGATAAATTAGAATTTAGTATAATTCTAAATTATATAGATGGATTAGATAAAGAGAAATACAGTATGATTTATATCATCTCTGAAAGTAGTAGTATTGATGATAAGATAAAAGATTGTGATTTATTAATTGTAAAGAAAGTATGGAATAAGGAGATACTTATTAATAAAGGAGAATTAAATGAGGTCGCATATAAAGCATCTACTTCTACTATTTATGAAAAGAAAGTATCTTATAAAGAATTTATAAAGTCTATTAAAGAGGTAAGTTTAATTTAAGAATAAGAGGATGGGTTGATTCCCATCCTCTTTTATTTTTTTGTAAAACTAGACTTTTCTAATTGTATATTATTATAGTGAATATAAAATAAATTTGGTTTTTGGATATATTAAATATCCCAGAAGGAGGAGATCTTATTATGAAAATAGAAAAAGTATTCTTTGATCAAGGCCAAGTAATCTTGGCCTCTGCTGAAGACGGGTATGCCTATAGCTTTAAATCATCCCGTCTTTTGGAAATTGCTTATGCGGCAATTTCCTGTGTTCCTGACTCTGAAAAAGAGTCATGGGATGCATCTTTTCTCGACTTCTATAGAAGTCGAGAATTCTTTAATAGTGGTTATACTATTAAAGAATTTAATAATGACTTTATTACCATTGCTTTAAATGGTAATGAAGTGGAAGTTCCTATAAACTGGGTTGCATTCTATAATTCAACTCTGGAAGGGTACTTCCTTACTGAAACTTCCGAAGAAGTTTCGGGCAGAATAAATTTAGTGGTTAATTATCACGATTTATTCTGGGTAGGATATTCTAAAAAGGATATCCTCAATGGTCGATTTGAGTTGATCGATCATTGCAAGAGCTATGCTTAAAAGGCATATTCCATATTTATTATTTAGTTTTGTTTTATTTGGCACTGGGGAATGCCAAAAAGGAGGAATTAGTATGAAAGAGCAAGTAAGATATACTATAAGCATCACGGCGATGCGTCAACTTGGTTTTGACGAACGCCTTCCTGAACTATCTAAATATGATATGATGAGTTATTATATCGTAGTTGATAGTAAATTCGGAATGTCCAGTAAATTAAGTTTTAATGGACATTCTGAGGATTTGTCCCAGAAAGAGTTACGCACTCAGATTTGGGCAAATCGAAAGAACCGATTTACATATCGGTTCGAAGGGTTTATTAGCATCGCTGATGTTAACCGACCCAATGAGAAGAAGTTCCAAGTGAGTTTTATAGATTCGCTTGCCTTCTCAGATCTGTTGTCTTTTGATAAGAAAGACAACAGCAGCGACATCGTTATTATCGATGTAGAAAATCCTGAAGATTTCATCTCTATTGATGAGATGAGATCTAGGATCTCTTCCTTCATAAAGGAGGTGGGTCATAGTGGCTAGAAAGAGAATGGTGTTCATCAATGATGATGGCACTATAACTAGGACCATACCTCCTCTCAAAATCTCGGAGCTTAATGAAGATCCGAGATACAGAGTTGGGGGAGACATCCCTGCTGATGCTATAAATAATAGTAAAAGCAGAAGTAGGGATGTAATTTTGAGTGAGGTCATTGACCTTGCTCAAAAGATAGAAAAAAATAACGAGGAGATTTTGAGAATTATATCAAAATCTCCGAAATAATTTACACCTCTTTAAAAAAAAAATATAAAAGGAGGTGTAAATTATGAAAGTTTACTTTGATATTGAAAGTGAAGTAACTATCTGCGAATACTAATAGTTGCTTCACTTTATTTTGGTTTGTAAAATTCCGCTTTCATAATAATATATTATAATGGTGAAAGCGGAATATATCTTATTTCGTTTTTTAGGGAATACTTACTGTGTTCCCAAACTTTGTTTCGTGCCAGTATGAGGACTGGCAGAGAGGAGATTTATTATGAAAAACCTGTTAGAAAATGCTAGAGTATTGAGTGCTGTTGTAGGTAATATTGAGAGCTGTGAATGCTCTTTCCAGGATAAAGGCCTGGAATCTTTGTCTTGCTCATTAAATAAAAATGAGAAAGATGAAATTATTGTTGATATCGTGGGAAGCTTCGATATTGACAAGATCCTTTTGAATATTCAAAAGGATATTACTCTTTATGGGGGAGATAAATTCCTTCCTCGTGGAGAGGATAAGTTTTCCTTCATCTTTGAGCAGATGAAGGAAATTCGGAAAACTTTCAATTACATGATTGAAAGTTTTCAGGTCAGCTTTAACTCTGATAAAGAGGGTAAGCTGATTATGGATATAGTTTGCTCGCTCAATGCGAGCAAGTTCCGAAAGAAAGGAAATGAAGTCCTTTCTGAAAAAAGGAAAGAAGCAGACTTAGATTATGAAGAAATAACCAAATCTGTGAAAAAAACTTGCGAAGAAATTCGTAAGGAAACTTGTGCTCAGATTAACGACTGGGCAAAAGAAATGGAAAAGGATTTTGGGTCGATAGATCCTAAGACCTTTTCCAAATCTAAGTCAACTAAGTCAGATGATGTTATATCATCTGATGATGGTCCTTTAAGAGATATGTATAGGGACTTGTTTGGTGACAAGGGAGACTTGAAATAAGTCTCCCTCTTACCTTTATACCGACTTTAAAGGAGGTGAATAGTATGAGGGTAATTAATCTTACTCCTCATCCGGTAAACATTTATCGGGATGGGGTTTTGGTTGTTACTTACGAACCGTCTGGTACGATCGCCAGAGTGGGGTTCGTAAGTAATGAAGTTGGTGACATTAACGGAGTACCCGTTAGTGTGACCGGCTTCGGTCACACTACTGACCTCCCGAGTCAGGAAGAGGATACGATCTTTATCGTGTCCTTGTTGGTTAGGCAAGCCAACCCTGATAGAAAGGACCTCGTTAACCCCGATGGTCCTATCTATTCGGAACAAAATCCTCGACAAGTGATCGGTTGTCGAGGTTTCTCTATCAACCAGTAATGGTTGGTAGGGAACCGTAAGGGAAGTTATCTGTGATACCTTCCCTTATTTTTTTATAAATCCCCATCCCAATTTAATGGGATGGGGTTAGATTATATTACGTATAATATCCAGTTAAGCGAATCTTAAACGATTTATTACCAGGTGTACTATTGATAGGTGCATTGATGCGGAAAGATACAGTAGCAACATTAGCTCCACTTGTATCTAACTGACCATCATTTATAGTACCTTTAAGAATACCTTCACCAGCAGTAGCTGTGTTTGCAGTAACTTTCTTAGATGCGAATGCAGAACCAGATCCACCGATTTTCATCCAATCAGATTCAGCTTTCATTTTGCATTCTACCCATTTATCACGAGCAACATCTTCAGTTGCTGTGTTACCATTAGCATCAAGAACAGTAAGAGTACATTCACGAAGGTCGGAATGGTCTTCTGTATTATTTCCACGGTTGTTCCAAATATTTACTACTAATGCAGCCGAGGGTTCTTGTGCTTTTACAGTACCAACACTCCATGTGTCAACAGTGCTTGTATTTGCTTCATTATATAAAGTAATTACAGGACCTAAATTAGCAGGCATAATATTTCCTCCAATTATAATTAAACATAATATCCGTTAATACGGATTTTGTAGGATTTAGTACCAGGGGTTGCATTTACAGGTACTACAACCTTAATATTTACTTTGCAATAATTTTGCTTAGATGATGTAGTATTTTTATTACCATCATTTACAGTGCCTTTGATTGTATAATCACCAGACCCTACGAGTCCTTCAGCCTGTAAATGTTTTGCATCAGAACCACCAACAGGTGTCCAAACATTAACATTTCCATCAATCTTAGGTACGTTTACACGAACCCATTTACCTACTATAACTTCACTATTAGCAGAACCATCAATGTCTAAAGCAGTGATAGTTGCATCTTTGAGATCGGAAATAGCAGCCGATCCATTACGATTATTCCATACATAAATACTGAATACAGGAGATTCATTAGAAGCTTGAACTACACCCGCATCCCAATTCGTTACAGAACGATCAGAATCGTCTACAATAGTAATACTAGGAGCTGCCATTAAAAATAATCCTCCTTCTTAAAAATATATTATATGATTGTTATATCATGGAGACTTAACCTCAATCTTTGCATTAATTAAAGATGTATAACTTCTTCTAATTTCTAATTCGCAAGTACTATTTAACTTAGTAAGACTTCTAAATTTAGAGTCGTCCAAATCTGAAAAATCCATTATTGTTACTTTTTTTAATTTAGGGCAATTGAAGAACATTTCAGATATATTAGGAGGTGCCATATCATCTACCCATATATTATTATTATCTGTCCAACCAGATGTGGTATTACCAATAGCACTTATATCGATAACACCTTTAATCTCTTCTAGATTTTCGCAATTATAAAACATTCTTTCAAAATTACCAACTCTAGAAAAGTCTATTCCTGTTACATCTATAGTTTTAATACTCCTAAGATCACTAAACATTAATCTCGCATCATTAAATCTATGATTCTGCCCCATCTTAGGTAATTTTAATTCAGCCAATCCTTCTAATTGTCCAAACATATCATTCGCAAGTTCTACATTTGGAAATGAAAGAATTGATAAATCTAATTTTTTTAATCCTTTATCTTTACCAGGATAAGATTCATTCCTAAACATATCTCTACAAGATTTAACTTTATTTAGTTTACCTGCCCAAGGGGAAAGGTCTACTGTGTCTAATTTAGCACAATTAGCAAAACACTTAGTCATACTATCACAAAAAGTAGGATCTATGTATCTAATAAATGTACTTAAATCTTTAGCATATAGCATATTATAGAACGCTTGTTTCATAGTACTAACAAAATGCATGGTCTTAAAAAATTCTTTTTTCTTTACAGGATCTAATGATTCTTCTTCTGTAGTATATGTATAATAAACCAAATTAGCTTTTAAATAATCCTTTAATTTATCTCTACCAAAATTAGAGAAATCTTCTAGTTGTGAATTGAATAATACTTTAGCCCAGACATTATAATCTTCATAAGGAACTATTTGGTCTGGGTTGGTTAAACGTGTTTGACTCTCATTTACTATTTCATTTGCAAATAATTGTAAATCAAATTTTATATTCATAATTATCTACTCGATGATTTTATAAGTAATATCAGGAGTTCCATCTTGTAATGTATTTATATTTATAAATTCAGGAATGGTTTGAGTTTCTTTAAAATAGTTATCTTCCATATCAGGATTCTTATAGATAGATTGATATAAAGATTCATAATCATTTAATCCAATAAACTTAATGTATACTAATTGATCTCTATAGATATTGGTAATATAAGTAATCAGATTAGGAATATGAAGATCAGTAAGATTATTGATATCTTCAATATAATCTTTAATAGAATTGGTGATATCATCTAGAGTAGAAGCAGATTCATCTTTAGATTGGAATTTAACTTCAAATTTCAATGACAGATTTATTCTATCAATATTTTCTTTTCTATCAATATTGTACATCTTAGATTTTCCATAAGTATTGAAGAATTTATAATCTATTCCAAAAGAATCTTCTAATAAGAATACTGCTTGTTGGATATATAATCTTCTTTCATCAATCATTTCTACTATCTTATTTACTCGTTCATTAGAATTTAAATATAAATCTCTTACTACAGGTATTTTGTGAAGTTTATATCCTTGATTACCAAATTCTTCATCTTTAGTAAGCTCAATATAAGAATTATTGAAATCGCTGTAATCATAGAATATATCTATTCCATCATCTCCTGTAGAATATACATTTAATAGACTCCATCCATCAAGATTAGGAACTAAATCATCTAAATTTCCTTTCACTTTATTTATTTCAAAATTTCTTCCATAATCTAAATCTTCTTTAGCTACAAAGAAGAATTTTACTTTAAGATTAGAAGGTAGGTAAGTTCCTATAGCACTTCCACTCTTAATATTATTTAACCCACTAGGAGAGTAGATATAGCTATCCTTAGTGGAGATTAAATCATTGATATTAAACTTAAACTTCAAATCATATTGATATCCACTTTGATTATAGGATACAAGATTTGAAACCATGTATCTAAATGGATATTCTTTCCCATTATCATTTTTTCTATATAATACAGCATATACTCTAAAGTTTAATTCTGCTATAGTAGTACCATCATCCTCATATTTTACTAATTGGAAATCAGTGCCTATAGATTGGAAGCAGGTCATATCTATATTAAATGTATCATATCCATCAAAGAGATTTCTATATACATGAACATTCCCTGCTACGAATTGAATAATAGAGGAGTTATTCACATATTCAAAATAGAGCTCTCTATAATAGTTTACAAGAGTTAAATAGTAAGAAGCATAGAAAGGATTTTTATTAATGCAAATAAGATAAGGATTTGTATATAAAAATCCACTCTTATCTAATTCCTTTTCTTGATCAGTACCAGATACCACAATAGAATTGGTTGTATCATCTTTTATATCAGCATAGAATTTGGTTCCAGGTTTGATTATAATATTTCCCTTATTGTTATTAGCAAATACATCAGGAGATATATAAGAATTGATTGTATTAGTAGGAATAATATTGTTTCCATCTTTCATCATAAGGTATACATAATACAATCGTTCTATTTGATTATGTACTTTTCTAAGAAGATATAATCTGCAATCATTTCTCTGCAATGAATTAAAGAAGTTATCTAAGTCTTTATATGTAGAGATAGACCCTCTGGATAATGCTTCTGCAGGAATAGCTCTTTTTAATTCACTAATATTTAATTTATTATCACCATAATGAGAATCAGACATACTCATCAAGATAATATACATGCCGGTATAAGGATATTTATCAGATTTATAAGGCATCATTTCTTGATATTGATTTAATTTAAAATTACATTTTTCTCCAAGAGTTGTATATACATGAACAACTATTTCAGAGTTTCTTCTTGGTTGTGAATCTCTATCAAAACGTAATCGAATTGTCTTTTCATCAAGATATGAATAATTGATAAAATTCTTATTGGTATCTAAAGTATAATCATATAATCCATCATAAATAGGTTCATAATATACAGCATCTTTATAAGTACCATCTTCTTGTTCTTCAGATACGGTTACATAAAAATATGCTAATTGATCTTCAAATGTAAAACTAAAGATCTTTGTTTCAAGAGGATTATTGATAATTACTTTTTTATAAATCTGAGTATGGGTTACTTGACGTATTAAAGTTTTAATAGAGATCATTCTATCTCCAGAAATATTTAATACCCCAAGATAAGGAAGATAAGGGTTTGTTGTAGATGATAATTTATTTGTATTATCTAAATCATATCTAGCTGTATAAACTACTTCCCCATTAGGTAGATAATGTCTAGTAACTATAATATCATAATCTAAATGATAAGGATATTTTGTAGTTTCTCCAATATAAAAAATATATTCTTTGTCTATGACAAATTTATTATTCTTCATATTATGAACCATCTGCGTTTCAGGAATATTCAATGTTACATCGATATATGCAGGCTTAGCTGTAATACTATTAATCCCTAAAGCCAATGCATGAGAAATTACATTTCTTTCATATTTAGCTTTGGTAGGAATAGCTTCATTTGAATATTCAGATGCAGTGATTGCTGTGTTTTCTAAAAGGTTTCCAAATATAGAGGATAAGTACCCATATACACCAAGAACCAATGTATCTTCAGGTATATCTATATATTTGGCTTTTAATTTATCTATAAATTCAGATACTTTGTAAATATCTGTATTTAAAATATTTGTACTATTGTACGCCATTAATACTATCCTCCAATATTAGAATTTATTCATTCTTTTGGCTTCAGTAGCTTTTTCCAACTCTTCAGGAGTCATGTCTTTATTAAATGTAATACCAGCATAACTACCAATTGTATTAGCTACATTTTGAATTTCATCTGTAGTTGTTTCTACAGCAGATTTGGTATTAGTATCTTGATTTGCCCAAGATACAGCAGGATCATTTCCAGTATTAGTACTCCATTTAAGCATTGGAAGTTTATATCCTCTCCAGTCAGGTTCTTTTGGATAGTAGATATAAGGATAATCTCCACTTTCTCCAGACATAGCTCCTATTGAATCGTCCCATAAAGGAATTTCATTATAGGTAGGATTGGTCATAGTTCCATCTTTCCAATTTGCTACCAATGTATTAAAATCAGAAAGTATATTTGGTTCCATATCTTCAAAGAATCCACTAAGCTTAAATCCAATGGTGACTTTTAAAGGACCAGATTGAGGAATTTCGCTAAATGAAGATCTAGAAATAGTTTTAGGAAATACTCCAGTGAATTTAGAGAAATGAAGAATAGTTTCTCCATCATCATCTACTAAGAATCTAAATATACTAATATGATCATAAAGAATCTTATTTAAAATATATTCTTTCTTAGGAGGAAGTAATCCTAACCATTTCAGCTGTCTAGCATAATCCCATGTTTTAAAATAGTTATAAATTTCAAGATATCTAGTATCTTCAAATTCAATAGTAAAGTCAACATTTTCATCAGAACTGATAGATGATTTTGGATATAGAATTCTAGATCCAAACATATTTTGAGCTGTTTCTAATTCGTCTACAGCTAAGTCTGGAATATCAATATTCGATGTTTTTCTATTACTAAGGATACGGACAAATGGGCAGTTCTTTTCAGAACTACCATCGCTAGTACCATAACATAAATTTTCTAAAACTGTATATAAGTATCCATGAGAATATAACCAATTAAAATATGGAAATTGGCTGGCTGCATCTGATAACCATCCAGATTTATTATAATCAAACCCAGTTTCAGTTTGATATCTTAATATAGGTAAATCAGGTTTTGTAAAGAATGCATATTCTCTAGCACCTTGTACATGGTTGAAAGGGTCTATTCTAGGATATCTATAAAAAGTAGTCCAGTATTTCATATCTTCTGGCTCATATATCCCATTAGCCCTCATTAATCTTCTCATCTCAGATTCATGATTATTTATATCTGAGGTTAGATTTACATATTCTTCATCTGTTTCCGCAGGAGATATACCGTTTGTATTATTACTTTCTTCAGTGGTGTTAGTTATTGATACTTCTACTCCATCACTAGTAACTACAGAAGATTTTCGGTTTAATCTATCCCACGAAGTATTAGAATTGTCATAAAATGGCATTAATTTTTCACCACCAAAATGCAAAAAGTTACAATCATTATACCTATGTCAAAATGTATAATTTTATAATCTTATTGTATTAGGCTAATCCTTTGACATTATCATAATTATCTTGAAAAGATAATTATATCGATATAATTAATTTTTTTATTGTAGGAGGAAATATTTCATGCATGAATATAAGACTCTTTTAGATGAAGCCAGTTCTGGTCCGTTGTCTGGGATTTTAGATATCCTTGGATTGGATGCTGAAGCTATTGCTAGTGGAATTACAGGTACACTTGCAAAAAGCAAAATCCCTGGCGAATTTAAAATGACTAGCAATATTGCTAAAGAAGCCAAAGGGCTTACAGCTGTTTTTCCTGTATTAGTTAGTGAAGCAGTTGGTATTGAAGAAGCACAAATGATTACAAAGGCTGCAGAACGTAAATATGTTTCTATGTTGCAAATGTTGTTTGCAGCAAGTCAGATTACCGACGCTAAGAGTGCTCAAGCTTATTTAAAGAGATTTCATAATAATATCTCTACTACTCTTGATCTTAGTGATATGAATGTAGACGATGTAATTGATTTTGCCAATAAGCTTGATGAAGAAGTTAAAATCTCTGCATATGGTAATGCTAAGATCAATGAAGCAACTCAAGCAGTTCTTAAAGATCTTGCACATAATGATGACTATTATACTCAACTTAGTGAAGGACTTAACTCTTATTCTTTAAATGACTATAGTATCACTAAAGATTTTGGTGACTATAAAGCATTTAGAAAGAGTATTAGTGAAGAAACGAGAATTACAGATTCTGATCGTACTGAAACTAAGAAGTCTGGTAATAGCGGGGTTACAACTATTACAACAAAGACTACCGAAACCATTATCAAAGATAAGAGTACTCAAGAATTAGAAAAGCTGCAAAAGCTTAAGACTCTTAGTGATATCTTAAAGAATGGTAGCTCTGTTTACAAAGACTCTGTATCTAGAATTAAAGATGCTTCTGAAATTCTTTCTAAACAGATTATCTCTACAGATATTAAGAAAGCTAATGAAGCAACTCCTAGCTTAATGATTATCAACTTTGTTACTCAAGCTAATGGTACAGATAATGAAATAGTTAATACTGCTGTAATTGGTGTAAAATGTATCATCCATTATGTATCTTCTAATGAAATGATGAATCGTATGGTTCTTAAGAATAACGATCGTCGTGGTTTATTTAATTTCATTCGAGCTACTACTGGAGAAATCAAATTCTTTAAAGATTTCTTATTCGCTGTAGACCGTGCTAAGATCGATGCCGTAGCAAAAACAAATAAAGGATCTGACTCTAAGATTTGGAAGATGCTTGAAATCCGTGCAAATCGTGCTAAGATCAATAATAAAGCTCGTGGCGATAATTCTGCATGTGCAGCTATTACAATGCTTGTACTTTCTGCTGAAGAAGTAGAAGTAGTTAAGAGTGTATATCGTGTAGACTTGAATAATTCTTCTACTATGCTTGGAGTTATGAGAGGGTATAACTTTATTGGTGTTGGTATTGTTGATGCTGTAAACGAAAAGATTAAGTTCTTATATGATGATGGAACTAAGAACTTTGAAACAATGTCCTTTATGGCTCTTGAACGTGAACAGAGTAATGGGGAATATAAGAAAATGATTAATACTCTTGTGAAGGGGCGGTAATAAAAAATGATTCTTTTTGAACGTATTAATGAAGATAATAATACGGATGGCCGTGTAAATTCTCAGTTAACTACAGATAAAGCAGTAGATGCGAACCAAAATGGGGATAATATGATTATGAGTGATCCTAAGAATGGATTTGAAAATCCTGCTAGTCATTCTATTCCTAAACCGGCTAATGCTATTGGATCTGCAGCTAATAACCAACCACCTCAACAACAAGCTAGTGTTCCTCAACCTCAAGTAAATGGACCTTATAATCGTGCTGTAGGAGAAGCTGTTATGACTCAACAATTTAAAGATATTATTTCCGAACACATGGATATTACAGATTATAAAACTATTAATCGTCTTTATAATCTTGATGAAGCAGAACAAAACACAGCACTTCTTTCTCTTACAAATCGTTTATATCAAATGATTGTAAATAAGATTGATACTTTTGATAAGGGTGATATTGCTCGTACTAAAGGCGATATTACAAAATTACCTAAGTATAAAGATCTTTGTGAATGTGTTGCTGTATTAATGGGTATTTTTGAAAAGTATCATGAAGATACCAAACCTGTTCAAGAAATTAGTAATGGTATTTCTAATATTGAAAATCTTAGTGATGTATTTACACAGTCTTATATGGCTAAAGTAGACTTTGGTCAAGTTATGTATGAAACAATGACTCTTGCTTGCATTAGTTCTGTTTCTTATATGATTGCTGCTTGTATCGAATATGTAAAAGATCCTAAGAAAGATGGACTTACTATTGTTCTTGATAAAACAGGTGTGTCTAAAGTAAAAGAACATCTTCTTTATGAAAATATTTGTAAATTCAATACTGCTTGTAAAACAGGTGATGTTGAAAATGCACTTCGTCCTCTGATTAAAGCTAGAGCTAGAAACTTTGTAGGAGCTCTTGGTTTTATTAAAGCTGCCGCTATTGCTATTCCCTTGGTATTAGCTCTTATTCCCATGATTAAAGATGTAGTATATTATTTCTTTGCTGCTCGCCAACGTATATCTGTATACTTTGATATCCAAGGAGATCTTCTTGAAATGAATGCTCATGAATTAGAAGAAAATCCTGATATCCAAACAGATGGAGATAGAAAGACTGTAATCCGTAAACAAATAGCTATTGCTAATAGTTTCCATAAGATTGCTGATAAATTAGCTGTAGAAGCTAAGACCGCTGAAAATAAAGCTACTACAGAAATCAAGAAGGATGATAAGAAACAAAAGATTGATGATATCAATACAGATCCTTCTTCTTCTGATGGACCTTTATTCTAGGAGTGGTAAAATATGTTAATATATAAAAAACAAGTACAAACAAATCTTGAAAAAGATGATTATAATCTTGGGTGGGAACCTGAGAAAGAAATAACAAGGGAAGAAAAGAATAATATTGAAAATGCGTTAAAAGATTATGATTATAAAATCCCATCAGATATAATGAGGTTTATAATCAAGCATTACTATGATAAGATTATCCCTTCTGAATCAAAGGATGCTTTTGATACAGAAGATCTTCCTGGAATAAGAATATACGATTTCTTTAATTTTAATCCTCTAATTACATCATCTAGACAATTAACTTATGATGTTTATCAAAATGGTAATTGTGAAAATTATGGTAACTCTGCTATTGAAGGAACCGTATTTGAAAGAAATAAATTATATCCTATCATGTGGGCTTCTCATGAAATGATTATATGTTGCGATTCTAAAGGATGCATTTTTATGGTTTGCCCTGAAGAAACCGTGACCAAGATTGCTGACTCCTTAGATGAGTTCTTGGGAAAATTATATATGAATAATTAATAATAATCGGAGGTTTCGTATAAATGATGATGTTTAAAAGAGCATCCAAAAGTAATGCGGATTTCATCCGTGAAGAATTGGAACGGCAAGCTCTTAAAGAAGATACAATTAATTTATATCCTGATAAAGATGTAGATCTTAATCATGATTTTGATGTATATGATACATATTATGCAAAAAAAGATAAAGCAGTTATAGATAAAGATATTTTGAACAACTTCTCTGAACAAGTTCGTACAGATTTATTGACAAAATGTCTTTATGATGGAATGCTTAAGAAAGTTCTTAAAGAACAGTATGCAAATAAACATGAAAAAGCTTTGGCTAAGAATCTTGTAAAGAATTTCATTAAAGAACATGGTACTATTAATTTGATTAACTCTTTTAAAAATAAGAGTGTTTATTTGAATGAGTGGTATGAAGATATTGTAGCTTATCATGATGCTATTATGGAACAAGCATCAGCAGTTGCAGTATCTATTGGTATTCCTGAAAAGAATATCTTTGAAATTGAAGATAAGACCATTAAAGATTTTATCATTGATACAAAAGATACAATTCCTCATGATATTACAAAGATCATTACAAATCGTGTAGAAGATGCAGTGTCTGATTTTGTAGATAGTAACAAGAAACAAAAAGAAGAACTTAGACAAGTTTATGAAAAAGCTAAACAAAAGTTAGATACCATTGATGATATGGATAATACTATTAATTCTAATGATCCTTTAATGCAGGATTTTAATGGAGATCCTAATACAGAATTAGATCCAAAATATAATGTACAGCAAGAAGCAGTACGTATGATTCGTTCTAAACAACGTTCTTTTAGAGAACAGGCTAAGAATGTATTCTCTATTATGACTGATAATACATTAGAAGTTATCCATCGGAATCAGATTATTAAAGAAGCTTATACTACTGGATTAAATAATCGTATTGATTTCCAGAAATTGGTTAATGATACAAAAGTAATGTATTCCTTTATGGAATGTGTAAATACTTTGGGTATTGTTGATCTTGATGAAAATGAAATTGCTAGTATTTTGAATAAGATGAAGAACTCTATTCGGGAAGATAATAGTGTTCCTAGTGGTGCATCTAGTGCTCCTACTACATCTCCCAAAACTTCTGGGACTATGAGTGTTAATACACCTTCATCTACTTCAGCACCTGCTATTTCTACTACTTCTGGGACACATGTAACTCCTCCTACATCTCCTAGTAGTACTCCTTCTAATTCTACAACTCCTGTTAATAACTCTACTCCTGGTATGATGTAAAAAAAAATAAGGGTACTGCTAAATGCAGTACCCTATATTCTTTTTAAATTCTAGAACATGTCAGAAATAAGAGAGAATGCTTCAGAAGCATCATCTGCTGCAGAATCATCATTAAGATATTCATACAATTTCTGACCACCATATACAGCAGCTGCACCAACTGCTGCACCAAAGAAGAAGCTATAATCACTTTCTTCAGATTCTTCTTTAGCTTCTTTCTTTTCTACAACTTCTTCCTTCTTAGGTTCTTCTTTTACTTCTTCTTTAATTGCAACCTGGGGAGCAGGAAGATTTGCATTTGCTTTTGCAGCGTTTTCTACTGCTTTCTTAATAAGATCATCTAAATCAGCTTTGCTGATAGTTACAGTATTATCAGCAGGTACCTGTACTTCATTACTATTCATTGCCACATTTTGTTGTTTATACATTTCTTGTTTTCCTCCTTCTACTTTAGCGGGAATAACTTCTTTCTTAGAATCTTTTACTTGTTCAAGTTGTAATTCAGCTTTAGCAAGTTCTTTAGCATTTTTAACCATTTCAGCTATCTGCTTTTCTGTTAAAGCTACAGTATTTTCTTTAGCTTGTTCAACAGGTTTATCTTCTTTCTTTGCTTCTTCAACCTTGTTAACTGCACTAGCAACCTTAGCTTGTTCTCCTTGCTGTGTTGCTTCTACTACAACTTCATTATGAGTTCTTTGAGTTTCTTGAGCTTTGTTCATTTCGTTTTCTTCTCCTTTAACAACATTAGAATTTTTTCCTTCGATTTTTACAAGATCTTCAAGTCCAATACCTTCACTAATGAATTGGACGTTTTCAGTATCGCTATTAATTTCCTTAGGTTGCGATACCTGAGTTGTTGCTTGATCCTGTTTTAAACTAACCTTGTTCCCTTTCTTTTTAGACATTTGTACTACCTCCTCTTTTTGCTTCTTTTAAAAAAAGTTTTAGTTAAACAATATTTAATTAAATATTGGAAATCCTTATCTGGACTTCACTATAATAATATATAATTGATTGATTTTTTAAAAGATAAAAATATTGGGTAAGAGGATTAACCTCTTACCCATAAGATTTTATATTTGAATAAGGTATGTTTTATCACTAATTTTTGCACAAGTGAAAAAAGAATCCAAGCAATTTATTTCAGCAACACAATTAGCTTCTTCATTAGATAAGAAGCTTAAATCATTATTTAATAAGATATGCTTTAAACACATACGAATACATTCTACAAGGTAATTTGAAATATCTTTGTTAGAATTAGGATATATGTAAAGATAAGAATTCCCAGAATTATTATATAATACTTTATAGCAAATATTACCATTCTTGATATCATCCCAATTATCAAGATATTCTGTAATATTGTCTACAGAGAAAACGTTATTTTTTAAAAGATTGATTTTGATATCGTTATAATTTACCATATCGTTTGTAATAGAATCACACATTTTTAAATCGTTAATTAATCTCATTTATGATATACCATCCTTTATATTTTTAATTAAAGAATTTTATATCATCCAATCCAAGTCTCTTTGAAGCTGATTTGTATTGATACTTATTGTAAAGCATATTCATATATCTTAAAGTTATTTCTATTCTTGGTAGTTCGGAATAGTATTTATTAAAATTAGATTCGATTACTATAGAATCATCTACCCATATATTCCCAGTATACATATCCGAATATTTCTTTTCCACATTATCAAAGTCTGGTTTTGATAAAGGCCTTATCATTCCTAACTCTGCTAACATTTTTTCTTTGGAATTAAATATACTTGGGGTTTTGAAATAGGCATCGTATTTAACACTGCAAGGAGTATAAATAAGAGATTCTAGAAAATCAAAATCACTATTAGTTTTAAATTCTTGCATAAATTTTTTATCTGCTGCACCAGTTATAGAATAAACCTGAATAAATCCAGGATTGGATCTAGCATTTGCTAATATATTATTCCCTTTACTTTTAATAAATCTAGCTCTAGGTCTAGGAGATCCTTCTGGGATTTCATATATTACCACAAATAATTCAGGCATATAATACATTTGTTGTAGCATTTTATTCTTAGTATCTATTATATCTTTTAATTTAGCATCAGAAATTTTGTATGTATCTATTATCCAGTTAATCCTCTCTTGATAATCTTTGGGTATCATAGAAAATTTCTGGTTATAAATTTCTGTTTTTTGTTTTCTGGTTTTGATTTTTATCACCTCCTATTTTTAGGATATCTGCTTTATTCATAGTGTTCCCTTATATATAAAAAAATATAGGTAAGTGGTTTCCCACTTACCTATGATTTCTTAAACAATATTTATAAAAATTTCCTTCTTTTTCAATCCTATCATTCATCTCTTCTAACTGCTCTAATTTTTCTTCAATCTCTCTTAGTTCCCTATTAGTCTTTTTTACATTTCTTCTAGTTCTCTCTGAATACACATATAATGCTAATGCACCTGATAAAAATCCTAATAGATAATCACATGTATTCATTAATTATACCTCCGGAAACTATTAATATTTTATTCATATTAATAGTGTATAATTATAGAATTGATTACATAATAGATCCATTGCCAGATTGGTTTCCACCAAGGTTATTCCAAGTTCTATATACAGATCCCATAGCTTTACTCCAGAATGATACGATATTATCTTTAATAGCATTTTTACCCATTCTAGTAATCCAATATAACTTAATATATCTAAGCATATTAGGTTCTGCTATATTTACACCACACATATTAGCAAGATAGTCTAATTGTGCAGGATTCCCAATCATATCATTATCACCTTTGCCAGTAGCCATAGCCATTACGTCATATAAGTCTTTAATACTTAATTGAACTGTAATCTGAGTAGGTAGACCATCTTGTGTCCATGCTTGGATATCCCCACGTTGAATAGAGCAGTTTGTTATAATACCCATATCAACATGGAAGAATGATTTATAAAATGCACGTACTAAGAAAGGAGATACATAAGTATTATCACCAGCAGATCTTGGCATACATAATCCAAGAATATGGCACAAAGGAACAAATATATTTAAATAGATAGATAAAGTATCGCAATCAGGAGAGTCTAAACGAATGGTAACATCATAGTTTCTCATAAAAGATGAATCAGCCCATATTTCAGGGAAATACATACGTCCACCAGCCATCATGGTATGCATATTATGAGTAAAAGATGAAAGAAGACCCATCATACCATCACTACTACTTCCTTGATCTAACTTAGCTCTTTCATTCATATCTACTCCAGCTATCTTACCAGCAGCCCCACCTAATAAGAAGTTTACTTCTTCTGCTAAGTCACCTACTTGGTTAGCTGTAGATGCAAGACGAGATTGACGAGTACCATTTGAGAAACCTTCTTGTACTTGAGTTTCTGAGTTAAGATAGAATCCAATAGATCCTTTGTTGTATCCAGCAAAAGGATGCTGTGCTGCTAATTCCCAGTTAAAACTACCAAGCTTATCTTCATTCCCATTTACATTAACTACTTCATCATCAAGATTAAGAATAGCTGCAACCGTTCTACACATCTGATTTACAGCTCTAAAATAATCTGTAGGCATAGCTTTGAAGTTATAATATCTGCCAGAGTTGTTTAATAATCTTCCTACTTCAGATTCATTTACATCATTGCTAGAAATACCAGCAAGCAATGCCTTTTTAATCTGATCTTGTTGTTTGCTATTATATCCATGAAGGAAGGTAGCAACCCCAGCTTGCATTACTAAAATAGGAGATCTTGCTACAATTTTCTGAATATATTTTCTGCCAAAAGATGGGTTATTCATAGTATTATCTATTCTGGTATCGGCAATAGGCAACCATTGGTAAGGCATGCCAAATACAGCTCTTGTATTATGAATAGTCATCCTATTTAAATTTGATACAAAATCAGATAGTTCTTTAGCATAATCACTCAGACTTCTGGATTCCTTGATATCTTTAAGGGTTTGCTTAAAATCCATTTCATTTAAGATTTTAGCTTTTTGAGTAGCTGCTAATGTTCCTGCTCCGTCTTTTTTATCTTTACTAGCCTTTTTATCTATTACGTCTTCATAGTTTAATTCATATCTATTATCTTTACCATCAGATATTACTACATAATCTTCTGTATATGCTACAACTTTAAAATTACCACTATCTGATTTAGCAGAAGAGTCGATAGTTTTATTATTTAAATCTTTATCCTTTTTATCTACATAAACATCCATACCTACAATGGAAGAATCTATATCATCGACATTTTGTCTAGCTTCTCCACCATGTAAGTTAAGATTCAATTTATTAATTCTTTTTTTGATAGATTCGATTTGTTCCTTATTTGCTATCTTTTTCAATCTATTACTATCTAAAACATATCTTCCGCTAATAGTTTTTAACCAACCATTTTCTTCGGATATGATATCTATAGTTTTCCCTTTATCTAAACCACTGACAATTTTTCCATCAGCAGAAGGTGTAGCTCTTAAAAGAATAGGTTCTAGAACTTTATATGTTTCCATTAAAAGTTTCCTCCTAAAAGATTAAATCATTATAAAAATGTCAGGGATAGCAATTATGCTATCCCTGAATTATTTTATCTATTAGCTATTGCTTGCATATTATCAATAATGGATTGATAATCACTCATATTAGTAGAATTAACTCTAGTAAAGTTACCATTACTATCTACTGTAGCATTTCTAGTAGATGCTGCAATTGCTTGAGATACTTTATCAGATCCTGCCGATGAAGCCTGATTTAAAGAAGCATTTTTAGCAAATGCTGTTGCTAATTGAACTATAGATGAGAGCAATTCATTTGTTTTAGATTGTTGAGCTATTAATTTATCAATCTTATTTCCTAAATCTATATTAGACTGAACGGAAGTCTGAACAGATACAGGTTGAGTATAAGATTGACTGGTTGTAGTTTGTTGTAAATTGGAAGGAGAAGTTACAATAGTATCTCCAGATGCAGTAGGTTTGTTATCAACTCTATTTGCATATTTAGGATCTTTAGACAAGATATCAATTGCTTGATCTCTTGTATATCCATTATTTGTAAGATAGAGAATATCGTTTTCTTCATAAGGAGATCCATTGGAAGTATTTGTAATCTGAGGTAAGTTTATACCATTCTTAAATCTATCTAAGAAATCTCTACCATAAGATTTAATACCATTCCAAGCATTCTTAAAGAATCCTTTAATTCCACCTCTACCAAATTTACCCATTCCTGCCTTACCTATTCTAGGTCTATTACCAGGAACTCCTTTGCCAACAACACCTTCTATAGATCCAGAGTTATTGTTGAACTTAACTCGTACTATTCTATTTCCCATACCATATTTAGAATGAGAAGAGAAATACATCTTCCCTCTACCAAATTTACCAGAACCAGAGCTAGAAGTCTGAACTTTGGATAAATCGTATGAATTAGGATTAATAGCACCAGTCATACCAGCACAGTTAGGATCGCTAGAAATAGTATAATGAAGATGAGGTCCAGATCCAGCACCAGTATTACCAGATTTAGCAACTATAGTACCAGCTTTTACCATATCTCCTTTAGATACTAATTGTTCAGATAAGTGAGCAAATAAATGATAGTTACCAGCAGAGTCTTTGATAGATACAAAGTTACCATATCCGTTAGGCTGAGAACCTACATCATCAACAGGTCCATCTACAAGAGTAGGGATAGGAGTTCCTTCATCTACACCATAATCTATACCATTATGAGTATGGCCAGGTCTATCTTCTCCAAAAGGTCCTGTGATAGGAGCTCCGCCTAGAGCTTTTTGCATACCTTCTGCAGCACTTCCGCTTTGAGGAACAGATACAGATCCTCCACCACCAGATTGGCTTCCTCCGCTGCTTCCACCATTGGAATCAGATCCAATATTTAAGATACTAGCAAAAGGATTATCGCTACCAAATAAGAATTTCAGACTATCTCCAAAATAAGAACTTGTAGCACCTAGTATAGATTTACCAATAGCTTTTGTAGCTTTAGATAATGGAGCAGAAATAGCTTCGGCCATACCAGAGATCTTGCCAAAGAATCCTTTGGTATAATCATCCCCACTATTTAAAGAAGGTTTAGCATTGTTTACAGAATTGGCTAATCCGTTACTAACAACATTTCCTGTTTTTTCATTCATCTTAGATGAGAAATTATAATTAGTATCTTTCTTAGTTGTATCTTGTAAACTTGCATTCATTCCAAAATTATAAGGATTATATCCACTATTAGGATCTAGGAAACTTGTATCTCCTCTACCCCATAAAGATTTTCCTCTACCAAATCTACTGTGTTTTCCTTTACCAGAATTGGAGTTGTTATTTCCACTCTGGCCTTTATTACCACCAGTTATATCACCTTCACCATCAAGTATTTGATGAGCAGAGGCTTTTCTTCTTGGATAGCTTGATGTATCTCCACTAACTTCGAAACCTTGTTCCCATTGTTCTACAGCTGTATCAAGATCACTAGATAATCCACCTAATATTTTATTATAATTTCCTCCAGGACCTATTTCTAACCACAGCATGTCTAATTGAACACCTAAATCATTCCATTGCTTTCCTCTGTTTTTAGCTATATTATCTAAAGTAGTTGCACGACTATCTAACCACTGACAAATGCCTTTGGCACCACTGCTAGAATTTACAGAAGAGGGGTTATATTCTGATTCGGCTTCAATATTACCACAAATAGCAGCAGCTTGAATTTTGCTCAATCCTTTACCGATCAAGAAATCCCAGATTTGTTTAGCATTCTTAGCTTTATCTCCACTTACGGCACTACTAGATCCGCTATTATTAGAAGAACTTCCTCCATCTCCAAAACTAATGGCCTTTTCAAATATAGATGCAACATTGCTAAAAGCTCCAAAGAATGTCTTAACTTCTTTCTTATCTCCAGATGAAGAGGAAGATGATCCATTCTTAGCACTACCAGGATCTACTTTACCAAATCTAGAAGTTTCTATTAATCTTGCATTTGGAGGAGAAGAAGGAATTTCATTAAGAGCATTCCTCATACCATTAGCATATTCTGATACAGGTGCACCAAAATATCCATTATGCTTTAATCTTTGAGCAAAGTCATCAACATCTTTAGAACCACCGAGGGGAGGATCATCACATCTATTACAATACCATGCATAGTATTCTGCCCATTCTTCTTCACTATCAAAGTGTTTGTAATAATTTCCCCCATCTGGTTGTTTCATTGATGATGTAGAAGGTTCATCTTGTGTCATACCGCCAAAGTTATAATCTTCTACAGCCAAATCAGATGTAAACCCAGCAGATTCATGATACCATTGAGCAAATATTAATTTCTTATCAATATTAGTTTTTCCTTCTGCCCATGCAGCTAATGCCCACATCTTTTCAGCAGAAGTTTTTCCTCTACCATAACGAGATCTAATTCTAGGGCCAGTTCCATATCTAGCTGTTCTATAACTAGTTAAAGAAGATCTACCTTTTCCATAATATCTACTTTTACCATATTTGCCAGAGCCATATCTCTTGGATCTAGCACTAATAGCTACCGTAGACTTAGATAATACATCATTAGCTTTATATACTTTATTAGGTTGATCTGATTCAGGATCCTGAACTATTACATTTCCTCTACTATCTATACCAGTAGCGGTTACATAATGAGGATTTTCAGCATATGGAGTTCTATTAGATTCTCCATTGGAATCTTGTCCCATTAACACTACAGGATTTCCAGCTTTTAAAGAAGCCTTAATAGATGATGGATCATGTAAACTTTCTGTAGATACACCAGCTCTTCCCATGAAATTATTAAAGAATTCAGGTCTTGTACCACCATCAGTTTCTTTATATCCACTCTTAAGAGCATATTGTGCAGCTACTCTAGGATCTACATCAATACCAAGAGATGATAATGCATTAGAAGCAGATACAGGTCCACATCCAGAATCAGCCATAGATTGAACTTCAGAGTCTGCTGAAGAATTAAATGGCATAGAATAAGCAGGATCTAATTGAGAATAGAAATTACCTCTTCCATATCTAGAATGTTTTCCTTTTCCATCTTTCTTCTTATCATCATCACTACTATCTCCACCAAAGTATTTATTTAGTTTTTCTCTAGCAGTTTTTCTAAGATCATCCAATCTTTCTGCCCCATAATTTATAGTTTCTTTACCTTTATTTACAACACTAGTCCATCCTTCAGACAAACCAGTCTTAAAGTCATTCCACTTTTCAGCTGCAGTGTTTGCTAACCAAGTAGCATTGTTAGTTACCCAGTCTTTACCTTTATTGACTATTTCGCTTATAGAATTGGCTCCGTTACTAACCATTTTCTTAAGTTTATCAACGAAACCTTTACTATTGCTATCATTAGATCCACCTTCTGCAATACTATCAACAGTAGACTGATCATCTTTACGACCTTTTTCTCTTCTTAATTCTTCTAATTCTTTCTTTCCGAATCCGAAGAAAGGACCAATATATTCAATAGCTAATTCAAGAGCAAAATCTTCAGGTAAGATTACCCCTAAGAAAGGAATAGCACCAACTAATGCTGTTACGATACCAGCTACAACTTTCATACCAGTTGTTGCTGTACCTTCTTTAAGTTTAAGCATTTCATCTGCATTTTGATAGCCTTTATAGAAATCATAAATAGCAAATCCAGCAGTAACAGCTATACCAATTACTGCACCAACACCAGTGGCTGATACAGCAGTAACAGCAGTAGATTTAGCTAATTTAGCAACAGCTTTAGCCATATTAGCAGGTTTGGCAGCATTTTCTAAGATCTTAGCTCCGAAATTCATAATGTATTTTGCGGCTTTACCACCATTAGGAATTACATCAACAATCTTAGATGTGAATTTAGTAATGGCCTCCTTAAGCTTTACTAATAAAGCTTTAACCATTTCAGTATTCTTTCCACCTTGAGAAGCTACATCTTCTGCTCCTGCTGCTAATTGTTTTTCTGTCTTTGCTAAATCAGATACATATCTTTTACTATTATCTCCAAATTTAGAAGCGAGGTCAGATATACCCATTCCTTTGAGACCTAACTTATTTCCTACCCAACCAGCAACTTTAGACCCAGCATAACCAGCGGCTGTATCCATTGCAAATTCAGTACCGCTTACTTCTTGACCAGTAGCAAGGTTATAAAGCTGTTTAGCAGCAGCACCTGCAGCACCAGTTCCCAATGCACCGGCACCCAAGAATTTAGAAGCTAATAACCCACCAGCACCAAATGCTAGATCTTTAGGAGCTTCTCCTGCAGCTGCAGCAGCAGCTTGTTCATCTCCATTAGCTTTTGCATCTATATATTGATATGCATCTACTAAAGCAGGAATTCCAGCACCAACTAAACCAGAACCTTTTTCAAGCATAGATCCGGCTTTTCCTAAACCAGCCCCTAATTTTCCTAAAGGCCCAGCGGCTTTACCTTCTGCAGAATATTTGAGATTGTTGTATCCTTTTTTAAGAGGATCAGGTATTTTATCCTTTACCCATCCTTTAACATTATCCCAAACACCAGAAGCTCCTTCCTTTAATGCATCTTTGCCGTTTCCAAGCAGTTTTTTTAAGGCAGGTCCTAAAACAGGAATAGCAAATAAAGGCATTAAGAGATTATCTAATAAACCACCAGCACCTCCAAGAAGCCCATCTAATAAGCCACCAGATGAATTACTTCCTTTAGCTTTTGCACCAATACCTACACCAGCACCTATTTTATTAGCGATAGATTCTAATGCTATTGTAGATCTTTCTTGCAAAGCAAGCTTATGTTTATTCTTAGCATTGATTTCTCTATTGTGTTTATTAGGTAATTCCATCATCTGACCATCTGAAGATGAAATACCATATTCTTTTACATCACCATCACCAGTAGGAACTGTGGTAACATTTTTACCATTCTTTCCTTTAGTAATAGATCCAACACCAATAGAAGAAGTAGATGCATTTGTAATGCTACCAGCATCTAATTCATGAACATCTCTAGCTATTTCATCCTTGGTACGCATTTCAGTAGGTTTAGAAGTAACTTTATCAGTATCACTACTATCTGAATCTTTATCGTCGGATGATTTTTTATCTCCGCCTAGTATTCCTCCTAATAAACCACCAGCTCCTCCAGCAGCTTCTGCTTTAGCACCACCACTGAACAAGCTTGATAATGCACCAACGACTCCACCACCAGCATGTTCTTCAGAATTCTTTATATCTTCAGGAGTAATAGCTCCAGCTATATTAGGCATAGAAGTGGTGGTTCTAGAACCATTTTCTTCCATACCTTTTATTTTATCGAAGTATCCACCTTCTCCAAATATTGCTTGTCTAAAACCAGAAGCAATACTAAGAGTGAATGCTGTTTGTTTATAATCTGTTCCTACAGCAGGTTGAGTTAAGAATGAATAGATATCATTAGTAGACTTGATAGCATTGTCTGCTCCTTCTTTGTATTCTTCTCGTTCTCTTAATACGTCACCTTTTCGTTTGTTTAATTCATCAATACGATTGGTGATAATACGATTGAATACTTCTAACTTTTTGATATCTTCATCATTCCCACGAATAGCCCCAACAAAACACTGTATAAACATTTGTTCACTAATAGGAACTTTGGTAGCATCCATTCCGTGTGTTAGATCAGAATATATTCTTCTAGCATCTTTGGTAATATCATTTATACTTCCCTTACCTTGGAATATATCTATAGCAGCTTTGGATCTGTCTATTTTATTTTGTGCTGTTTTTATAGCTTGAACTAATTGGTTATATTGTTCATTATTAATACGACCACTATTTTTTAGTTTATTTATTTCCTGTAAACCAGCACCGTATCCTTTTGTGCGGAAAGTTTCTGAGAATTTATCTGCATTTAAATCTACATCGCCATTTGTATCTTTTCTTATTTGATCAAAGACACCTTCGGCATCAGCAAATAGTGTTTTAGAAGCCTTTCTATTATGATAATCTACTCCATGATGTTTTAGATTATCTATCAATTCAAGGCTATCTTTTAACTTAGCTCTAGAAACGTTTACTCTATCTATATTAGTAGCATTTACGTCTCCCATCATTCTTAACATATTGGTTCCATCATCTTCCATACCAAAATCATCAGCAATTCTGATTTGGTCTTCTGTAGAACCAATACCATGTCCAGATCTGATAAGAGCTTTTTGTGCTCTATTACCAACATTTCTTTCTAAAAATTTAGCTACTCCACTAACTGCACCGCCAGCAGCTTTGGTTAAAGATTTTACCTTAGATCCTATCTTCTTACCAATGCCTAATTTATCAAATATTCTTTCAAATAATAAACCAGGAGTCTTTAATTGATATTTGAACCAGTTGGTCATAGCTTTACCAGTATCAAATAATCTTACACCAATCAATTTAGTAAGAGGAGCAAATGTGTTAAATACGGGTTTTAATAAATCATCTTTAACCCATTTACCAAGATTATCTCTAACATCAATAACTTGTCTTCTAAGAGGATCTGTCACATGTCGTCTAATAGCACCAGCTAAACCACCACGTCTTACACCTTTACTATCAGGAATACCAAGCATAAGTTCTTTGAACTTTTCTGTAGTAGACATCATTCCTATTGCAGAACCAAGCATAGCATTTCCAAGGATACCAAAAGGTCCTAAGAACATTGTGGAAATCGTAGCAGCAGCTACTCTAGGGAAATATTTCTTGATCTTTTGTTTTCTATCTTTATTTAATAGCCCACCCTTATCACCAAATAAGAAGTCGTTTACTTCTCTATTATTTTTAATAAGAGTAGCAGCAGCACCGATCATAGCACCACCAAGAGGACCAAAAGGAAGAATTAAGCCACTAATAGCACCAGCTGTTACATATTTCTTTCCATCAGGAAGATATTTCTGCATAGCTTCCTGCATTTTCTTAGAAATAAGACCTTCTTTTCTGGTGATAGTACCGTCTTCATTGATAATATCTTCACCAAATACAGTTCTTTGGAAGAAAGAGCTACTTTTAATGATATTAAGACCAGCACCAGCCATAGCCCCAATTAAAGGTCCACCAAGAGGAAATAAAGTACCAAGAATAGCACCTTTCATCCCACCATCAATACCTCTACCGAGATTTTTCTTTACAAGGTCATTAGCTTCTTCTATAGCATCTCCGATTCTAAATCCAAATGCACTTTCGAAGAAATCACTAATTCCTGCAGTTCCAACAGATCTATTGATCTGATTTAATCTTCTTTGAAACTTACTCGGCTTTTTGGCACGTCTAGAAGCACTTCGTCTTCTTCCACCACCGGAACCTTCTATCAGTCCTAATTGTTCAGGGCCTACAATTTCGCTATCTACATATCCACCTTCTGCATTATATTGAGAATTTCTAATCGAACTTATAAGTTGATTCTTATAAGCTTTTTCATGATCTAGCTGACTCCCAATATTAACTCTATCCCTATCAGGATTAAATGGATTCATATTAGCAGGTATTACAAGTTCACCCTTACTAAGAGTTGTAAATGTTACATCACCCTTCTTAGGGTTTACATACCTAATACCATTTGCATTAGTTTGGATATCTTCTCCCTCAGCAGGTTCGTTTCCGATTATAGCTCCTTTAATATCAGATGCTGTATCGTTTACCTGCTGTTTTGCAAAGTCGTATAAATAGTTAGTATTATCTCTAGCATGCTTTGCCATCAATCTACCAAATGCTTTGGTCTTTCTTCTAGCTTTAGTATAGGTTTTATCAAAATCTATACCAAACCATTCACCAAGGGATTTTATCTTCTCAGGTAAAGTTTTAGCTAATTTATTCTTAAGAGAACCTAAGATATCATTAATATGATCATTAATATTATCTGTGATTTCTCTAAAGTTATTAACCATTACATCAAAGATACCATTGATTGGTTTCCCATCTTTATCTTTCTTTCCTGTTTCAGTACCAAATAGCATTTCATAGATAGACTTATCAGCACCTTCAATAACAGCATTTAGAATACCAGTAGGAGCTTTAAATACCCCTTCAATATTAGATTGAAGTATATTTAATTTTTCTCCTAAAGATCCAGCACCAATAAGGCTAGTAAGAAAATCATTAGCTTTTCCTGCTACCCCTTTACTAAGAACTTTACCTCTCATAAAGTCTTTGTATTCAGGAGTGTTGGCCATTTTAGCTGCTTCTTGCATAGATTTATTGATTTCATCAAAGTTAGCATCTGCACCTAAGGAAGAATTAAATGCACTAGCTTTCTTAGTAGCTTCTAAAGTAGCAGTTTGTCCATCGCTATATACAACTCTAGTACCCTTATTTGCTAATTGTTCTTTAAAGGCTCTGTCTATGTTTTCATACATAGCTTTATCAGATTTTCTATTAGCAGATCGTTGTGCTTTTCTATACATAATATTCCGAATATGGAATAATTCTCTATAGATATCTAGTTGATAGTTTTCAGCATTCGCATTTCTTAATGAATTCAATATACTATTAGCTGTACCAGATTTGTTTTTTACAAATCCACCACTAGCTGCTTCATGTTGTAATCCTTGATCTTCGATATTAAAATTATTTACATAATCGGCTTTAGAAGCTAAAGCAGCATTCAATCTTTGTTGTTGTTTAGCTAATAAACCAGAAGATCTCATCATATCTAAGACCATTGTAAATACTTCTGCAGAGGTTCCAGGGTCGGCATAATTTTGTATATTTCTATAAATATCTCTAGGATTGAAATTCCCATTTTTTAGAACTCCATCCATTATCTTTATTCCGACTTTGTATATTTCTTTCTGCCGTTCTCTACGGATCTTTGGATCATCAGTTCCTAATTTATTACCTTGTACTGCACTAACTAAAGTCTTTCTCAAATCATGAAAGGCATCTCGTTTTAAACTATTATCTATCTTTTTATCAAAGTTTTTAGCAAACTTTTCTCTTGTCCAAGTACCTTTCTGATAATCAAATACTCGAATTTCCTCTCCAGTTAAAGCAGATTCTATTCGCCTTAAATAATTAGGAATAACTTCTACAATAGATTTTTGAGCAATACCATTAAAAGCTATAGGACCTTTATTATATTTAGATGCATCAAAGTTTTTAGCAAAGCTTTTATATTGTTCTTTATGGCCTATGATCTTAAATAAAGATCCAAAATCTCCATCTCTAGATCCTTTTCCTAGATCATATACCTGGGCTAGAGCTGATTGAATATAACCTGTTAGATTTTCATCAAATCTCTTCATGCTATTTTGTAAGCTCTTACCCATTGCAGCTTTTACACCTTGTTTAAGAACAGTACCCATAGGATTTCCAGTAAATCCAGAAATTATCATAGGTAATGCATCTTTAAACATCTTAACCATACCTAAAAGTTCATTAGCTTCTTTCTTGTCTTTTACAGAAGCAAGATAGTTTTCAAAACTAAATCCATTTTCAGTAAATATTTTCTTATTAGTATCTACTCTAGAATTACCACCATCTTGTTTCTTATAAATGGCTCTTTGATATTCTATTAGTTCTTTTAATATAGCATTGTTTTGATTAGTTAAGTTAGTCATAGTCTCAAAATACTTAGTAGCATTTTGAGTATATCTTAGCATAACTTTGTTATTGAATTCTATAATAGAATTCATACCTTGAGAAAGAGAACCAAATCCAGTTTGCATAACACTCAATTGTTTTTCACCTTGAACATATTGAGCATTAGCAATTAATTGTTGGTTTCTAGCTTGGGCATTGGCAGAGTCTGCTATAATTCTAGATAAAGAATTGGTGCTATTTCTAACTTCTCCAGATACAATAGAAGCTACTAAAGTATCACCTCTAGTTACTTCAGCTATACCTTTAACACCAGTATCCTCTCCTTCTGATCCTCCAGATCCTTCTAAGTCATTCATGAAGTCATCATCAAAAAGATCGGCAAGAAGACTAGCCATCATCTTATTTTGATGCTTGGCTAATTCTTTATTCTCATGATAGTAATTACCTGTTGTAATTTCCATTTTAAGGTTCTTAAAAGTATCTTTAACAGGTTTGTAAACATATTGGTCTCTAAGATTTCTAATCTTAGTACCAACAGATCCTTTACTACCTACTATATCTTTATAGTAAGATTTAGCAAACTCTTTATTACTTTCAACAGTACCTATCGTAATAGGCATCTGTTCTTTTAACACTTCAGTGGCAGCAAATTTAATAGATTTACCAACACGTTTAGTGTATTCCATAATAGAGTTTTTTGCCATAAAAAACTAGAACCTCCTTCATTTAATATAGCATTATAACAATGTCATATTTAGACATAATGATCCCCTTATGCCCGAAAGCATAAGGGGTTTTGATATATTTTATTGTTCTTTTTCAATAGTATCTTCTTCATCAAATACAGGTTTCTTACCTTCAATATCATTCCAGAATCTGGATTGATGTTTAGGGGTTACAGTAAACCATTTATCATCAATCATAGAAGAAATAATTTCTTGTTGATAAGTAGATGCATTGATAAATGTGATTCTAAATTTATATTTAATAGAAGCATCTTTTCTATCAAATACAGTTCTCCACCCAAAAGCAATATTAGAATCTGTTTTAAATCCTACTTCTTTTGCATTGATGCTGAAAGAAAGGGTATTAGGATAGTTCTTATTACTAATAGAAGGAATGTTTTTAAGAATAGTATTCATGATATTATGAAGTACAGCACTATCTAATGCAGTATCTCCACAGTAAGACTTTAGTTCAGGTACATGTTTTAAGATATTAGTATAAGCATCTTCAAAAGAATCAAAAGTTTTAGCAAGGTTTGTAGATTGGAATCTAGGTTTAGTAAATTTCATTATAATTTCCCCCATTAATTATCTTCTTCAAATTCACGATATTCTTCAGCTTTTTTAAGAATCTCTTTAGCCTGTTCTATATTATTGACTTCTAAGTCTTTAATATTATTATCAGATTCTTCTTTTTCATCAGCAATGATTTCATCTATATTAGTATCTTCTATTATAGAATCTTCTTTAGATTTATTAGCCAATGCAATTTTATAAATATCATCATCTGTCATATCTAATCCACATTTTGAAAGCATAGCATATTTGATATCATTGCCAACTTGTCTTACTTCTTCTTGAGCCCCGCTACTAGTTCTTAATGTAATGAAATGAGCAAGTTGAGAATAAGTAAAAGTCATCATTACCTTTGTATTTACATTCATAGGTAACCATGCTCTCGCATCTTCTTTTAATAATCCATTAGAAAGAGCATATTTATATGTTTCAAAAGGATCAGTGTCCTTAGTTAATTTATCTTTCACTATAGGATTTAGATCTTTATAACGATCAGCACAAATATCAATAGGATTTACAAACTGTGATTTATCTGTGTCATGTTTTACATATCTTTGAGATTCTTGTGAGATAGCAACCCTATGACGAGTCATCTGATTAGCACAAGCTCTAGATATATCATGGAATACTACGCTAAAAGTACATACTTCCATAGCATCATGAAGAGTAAATCCATATTCTTTGATTTTATTATAAACTTCTAAAGGTTTAGACCCATATATGAAGGTTACTGTTTTTCCAAATTCTTCTTCTTCAGGGTCTTTTACATCTTCTGCTACAAAATCATAATTATTAGGAGATTCTAATTTTTCTTTTTCATATCTAAATTGGGTTACTTTAGAAATAATTTCTGTTGCATTAGTAATAGGATGATAGATGCATTCATCTTCATCTAAATATCCTTCTTTGATATAAGAATCTAACAATTCTTTTTCAAAAGATTGATAGATTATATTCTTGATTACATTATCACAAAAGATATTTTCTTTATTGGTTTCTTTAAGAATATTACCAAAAGCTCTTACAGATCCTCCTAATAAAATATAGATTTTATTATTAGAGAACTTTGTAATTACTTTATTAAAATTACAAGTAGAAAGGGTTTCTATTACATCATATATATCAAATACATTACAAGTATGATCAAAGGCTAAAGAAATTAAAGCTATTGTATTTGTATGCTCAAAAGGAGATTCATGTCCTCTTGCTCCCATACGTTTAGCATATTCTAATTGTGCTTTATAACCTTCTACAGGTAACATATTTACACATACTCTACCAGCTCTATTTAAAATATAAACATTAGGAGCTGTATCAATAACTCTAAACTCCGTTTTTAAATCCGTTTCAAGATTTTCATAATTGGATTCGGCCCATTTTTCGTTTCTATCCTTTTGATTTTTCTCATTAGCTTCTGCAACTAATTTCTTGATAATATTCCCTAGCATATAGTTTCTCTCCTTTTAATATAGTTCGATCCTTCTTATAGACAAGTTATATATTTAATAAAAAATAAATCCCATACTCATAACGAGTATGGGATAATTAGTTAGTCTATAATTTTACCAGTATGATATAATCTACCACAAGGATCACAGTAAGAATCATCGATATCTTCTTGATCATAATTTAAATAGCTATGTTTTCTGTGATTATGGAAAGGCCCACCATAATATTCTCCTCTCCATCCAGAATCCCTGCTTTCATAATCATATAAGTTAGGAATTCTAGGAGGACGACAAATATTTCCTGTTGTATTATCACAGCAGCAATCACATTCTTTTGGATATTTTCTTCCATATACATAATTGGTTGGTTGATTATATGAATTGCATTCATAAATCATATTTGTTGTATACGGAGTATGGAAATTAGATCCAGGAATGATTCTATTTCCATTCTTATCTATATCTTCATAGAATACTTGGTTTACTTCATCATATTGTCCATCTGAATGGATTATAATGCAAGAGATATTATTATTCTTACAGAATCTAATTATAGGATAAATAGAATTAGCTCTATATGAAGCATTGCAATCAGCGAAGATTATAACCCTATTAATATTAGTAGAATTAGAGAAAGGATGGAAATTTATCATATTATCAATAAATCTATCTACAGAATACTTAACTTCTGTATGATCTCTAAAGTTTCTAACAATAGGAGAAGAACACATATTCTTATAATCTACTCCATACATATGAGCGATATGTTCTACATCATAATCAGACCTAGGAGAACCACCATAAACTACTTCTAAATTCATTCTATTATGGAATCTTTCAAAGAAAGTAATCAATGTTCTAGTAACCAAATAAGGTTCATAATTCCATAAAGGATCTACAACAATAGCAACTCTTCCATAAGGTCTAACATATTGAGCTGCAGTGTCTTTAGAACAGTTACAGTTTGTCCAATTATTATATATCTGATTCTGATCATATTTTACTTCAAAAGAACAAGTAAATTCTGCTTCAGCAGTTACATCTGACCAGTTTAAGATAAATTGATCTTGTTTATCTAATTTATCTCCATGACAACAATTACAATTACCCATTATTCTTATTCCCCTTTCTAGATCCATTTAACCTATATTCCTTTTTAAGAGATTTAACGAATACTTTCATACCAGGAATAAGCATATCTTTAGGAAGATCCATAAGATCTTCTATGGTATCTACAATCAAAAATTCATCAGTAGGTTCTGGTTTGATATATCTATCATTCAATACATGTATTACAGAATACAAATCAGATACTTGTCTTTCTCCAAATGATAAACTACCATCTATAATATCTATATCTTTATTAGATACTATCACAGGAACAATAACAGAAGATTCTATATCTTTATTTACAGGAATTATTATATCTACTACACCACTAAATTGTTTTAATGTATCCACTCTATCTAAATCGACTGTACAATCAAGTTCATTTATCTTATAATCATGCATATGAACTACACAATCCATAAGATCAATATCTTGATATTCAGGTTCTATTTCCAAATCAGATAGAATTTCTCTAATATAATCATCAACCTTTATAGTTGCCTTAAATTCTGTATTAGAAGTACAACCTACCAATACTTTTGAGAATATAGAATAAATAGCTCTATTAGGTTGGATATTAGTTCTTCCATAAAGATATAATTGTTTTGTTCTATTCCCAAGCTCAAGTTTAGAATCTAAGTCATAGTTTTCGATAGTAGATAAATAGTTTAGATTTCCACCATAGATCATATTGCTACTAAAATTCTTAGCATTGATATTTACAGTAGAATTTAAAAGATCTGTTTTATTCCAAAAATCTTTTACAGTTAATTTAGCTTCAAATGAATTCAAATCATTTTCTTCTATATTTGCTTTTTCGTATTTAAAAGATACAGGTAGATCTTTATCGATACCATAAGCAAAATCTAATTCACCAGCCAATAAATCAGTATTTTGCTCTTCATCTTTTAATTCGAAATCAGCATTAAGAATATCTAAATTATCGAATTCGCTTTCTTCTAATTTAACCTTACCTTTTAATTCAGGAAACAGCATGTAAGATGTATTTTCTAATACAAGATCAGTTCCCTTTATTTCTATAAGATTATTTTCATCTTCTATATATTCAGGTTCTAAGTCTAATACAGCAGTTATATGTTTTGCTTTATTAGCTGGAACCATAGAAGTTCTGCCCTCTACAATAGCAATATACTCTACATAAGCATTATTATAAACTTCGACAGATGCACCAAATTCTTTATTATCATATCTGCCATATAGTCGTAGATCACCATTAATAAGATTAGAAATAACCTGATTATTTCTATTGGACGAAACAGATTCCGGCATCTTATAATCCTCCCAATCTTATTGATTTAATCACATAAAAATCCGTATTATAATAATGTGGCGTTAAATATGCCAAAACTTATAAAAATGTGTATTTTTTAAAATGCTTATGAATAGCATGGTTAAGCCAACCATAAAGGTTTTTTAAAAATTCACTGTTGTGTTAAACTTATTTTCAATTGCGTATTTTAGAAGAAAAGACTATATTAAAAATCTTAATTTGATAATATAATCAATATCAAATAAATATTACGTCTTTCCTCGAAGTCGATAAATCTACATAAATAAAATAATGAACAATATTAACTAGATACTGCTCTAAAATACTTATACTAGATGGGGTATTTTGGGGTTTTAGACACAAAAATATCTCCATAGCAAATCGCTATGGAGATACAAATTAATCTGCTTCATCAATAACTTCAACACGATATCCTACAATAAATTCTTTTCCATCTTCTTGATATTTATAAGTAGTGCAATAATAACCTTCCGCATCTTCTTCATCTAAACCAAGAGTTGTAATAAATTTCTTAAGATCTTCAGAAGGAACTTCAGTAGTAGCTTCATCATCAGAAACATATTCTTCTACAATACTCTTAGCATAATCTTCTGCAGATTCTGCAGTCTTAAAGAACAAGTTTACTGCCAAAGTAGAATCATCATAAATCTTACTATCTGTTACATCAAAAGTATCAGAAGTGATTACAAAATAATTTTCCATATCCCATTACCTTTCTTTGAAAGAAGATTAATATATTACCTAATAGTACAGAATATAAAATTATTATTTGTAAAACTTTATAATAAAGAATATATAGGGAGGAAGAAAAGAATATGATCACCGTAAATATCTATAATATCTTTGATGAATTATCTGATGGGGTTAAGAATAATTATATAAATAGAAATGATACAGAATTATTAAGATTCTTATCAGTTCAAGTAGATAATCTTATTGACTTTGAAGAAGATAGAAAAATAGAAGCTTTTAAATTTATGGATGAAGTAGAATTATCTACTGAAGGATTATTAAAATTAGAAGCAGAGATTGAAGAGTTATTCTTTCAAAAAGCAGAAGTACAAATTAATTGGCTTCTTATAAATACAGATGGTAAGATTTATAGTATGAAAGATTACCATAAAATTATGACAAATAAAGATTTAATCAGAGAAGCAGGTATAAAACATATTGAAGAAGATGTAACTCAATTCAGAAAAGATGCAGAAGCAGAATTGAATAAGAAATCTAATCAAATTAATATTTTGAATGAAATGATAAATCTTGTAATACTTACTACCTGTTATATCATTTTAGATAAAGAAACAGTTAAAAAGTCTAAAGAAATAGAAGAAGAAACTAAGAACAATACTGAAAATTATGTAAATGAATTAGATATGATTTTAGATAAGATGGGATCTTTATTTCCTGGAGAAGATGATATTTCTATTACAAAAATAATCTATAATGGAGAAGAAATCTCTACAGATGATTTTACCAAAGAATTAGCAACTCATAAATATCCTTCTTATTATGAAAAACAAATTCCTATTGAAGA